GCGGCATCCACATATATATCACATGGCATATTCGTGGAAACGTCGCCACTATCTGCACCCATTTTAGGATTAAGAAAGGTTAATTTTTGAGGATCTCCGGAAGCGTCCAGAGTTTTTGTCCAAATTTTGCCGATAAAATCTCTAAAAATGTCCTGGGCTCCTCCTTGGCCCAGGACATAATGACCAGTTGACCTTTCCAAAGCAGTCCCATTTTGAGAATACACGTCATCAACAATTATTAATTTACCCTGCCCAACGGGGCCTAGTTCGGAAGTACCAATATTCACACCGGTCCAGCCGGCACCTAAAGTTGGCATGCCAACCTGCACGTCTCCCGAGCCGTTCCCCCCGTTGCCATCATTTCCCATTCCTAGTGCCATATCGTTAAACCATTCCTTTCCAACAAATCATTAATTCAATATAACTGCCATCGCCTAAGTCACCCCGGGGCCAACGGGTGCGGCGGTGGCGGCTGTCCCTGTCGTTGCGCCGGTGGTTATAGCAGCAGCTGCTACGCCGCCTGCGCCGGCGCCCGGCGCACTAATAGCTCCAAATTTAGATTTAGCTACAACATCAGTTATTCCCACCCCAGTACTCATAAAATCATTCATGCTAGTTGTATTCCCACCCCAGTACTCATAAAATCATTCATGCTAGTTGTGGCGCCGGTGATCCCCTGCCATCCACTCGATAATAAATTAATGGGCACGATTGGCGGCGGGTTTTGAACCGCTTGAGGAACCACAATTGTGGCTGGAGCGTTCGAAGGATTCAAAACAAAATATTCGTGAAAAACTGGTAATTCCAAACAACTAGGCAATTTTACCCCAAATGCTTCGTTTTTGTATGTTGCCAACCGACATAGCAACTTTTGATTAAAATTTTGTTCAAACATATTTTTGTCCAAGGGCACCCACTTTCCTTTGTTTATAAGAAGTTGTCCTACATCATTCTTCTCAAACCCGACAAAAACTTCTACCTTTTTTATATTTTGATAATTTAAAGCAAACGATCCTTTATAATTAGCATTGGAGGTTAAATTTTGAGTAGCATCATTCCAATCATAACGATTGTGCCCTCGGTTGAAAAGCAGTAATGACTTAATCGCGTTCGGGAGAGTCATAAATATTGGAATCAAACTCTTCATTCCCTGGACCGGATCAATTTGTGGCATTAAAGCTGGGATTATTGTACCAACTTCTCCGTTCAAATTAAAAAAGTTAATATTAAAATCTTTTTGTGTCAGGTCCCCTGCGCCGCCCGAGCAGCCACGAGAAAAATAATATGCTAAAGCTAAAAACAAATAATTTTGCGAAGTGGTCCCCACTTCTGCTTCAAGGACATTAAATTGCTCATCTGCCGGAGTGAGGTTACTTTCATAAGAATCTACTGTGTCATAAGCGGGGTCCAGATATCCATCGGTGATGATCGTCGTGACGGGAGGTTCTAGTTTTTGTACAACAGCGGTACAATTTTGATGTGCCAATATTTCATTTAAATTAAATTTAATTTTAGCGCTTGTTTTTTTGTTTACTCTCCCAGTCTCCTGATTGGTGGTTGTGTTGGTGGGAGGCAGACGGCCACCCAAATTATAGTTCATTATCTTTGTAGCAATATAAGAGAGCGTTTTGGTATCATTAAGAAACACTCCTCCATCCAACATAGACCACGAAGATTTGTCTATATTAAGATCTGCAGCTGTATCTAAATTCGGTGTAGGGGGCATAGCCAACGATCCTGCGGCGGCGATGGCAAGCCCAAAGGCATCGCCCCCCAGTGGAATGAAGGGGATTTGACGGGTGTCTGCCGCTGTTGATGGCCCCAGATTTATGTGAGAGGGGGTAAAGAACGTATAGCCTGTAGTATCCGGTGTGTCTCCCGGTGTAATTTGGTCGTCACCATTCTGTAACTCCATAACAAAATCATCATTATTAAAAATAGTTGTGTCAAAATATTTTAAGATTTCAGCGGCAACGCGATTTTTATATTGAACCCCTCCCAGCGTCCAAAGGCCACTTGCTTGGTTTGCCTCGCTAAAAGGGGCGCCTTCCTGGCCTAGAGAAAGATAATCGTAACCAACATTTTTAGGTATATCGCTATCAAATGAATTTGGAAACCAGTAGTCTATTTTTATTCTTCTTTTGTTAGACGTTGTGGTTTTATACGCTGCCTGCTTTGGTGTTTTCACAGCATCAAAATTCTGGTCGTCGGTATGGGGAGTGTCATCAAACTGTTTTAAAGAAGTACCGGCCATCTTAGCCAGCTTAGAACATGTGTCTAGCACTAATTTTCTTAAAGTGTTGATCCCTCGTGGGGTGCCGTTAGCTGGACTGCTAATCGCAGCTAAAGCATCGCCAGCCGAAAGTACCGTGCTCGCTCCGCCTGCGCCGGCGACTGCGCCAGACGGTCGGAAACGATTTATAACATCCAGCAAATTAGTTATAACTTCCACATTGAAATTTGTTCCAGCCCACTTCGCGGTGAATGCTGGTCGGAAACGGTTGTGTTTATGATCGTAAGCTTCAGGAGTAATAGCATCTTCATAATAGATACATAACATACTGTAATAGCTGTATAAAAGTCCTATACGATCTAAAACATAATTGACAGTATTATCTATAACTTCTAACTCTACCCCATATTGATAAAATCCATCTGTTATTGATGGCATTTCACGGTCGATAGCACTAAAAAATCTAACCCCATGTGATAAATTGGTAAACCCGGTGTCAGGGAATGCTATTTCATTTTCTCGCAAATTGCTAGTACTAGTAAAAGAAATACCCTGTGTTTCATCCTTGCCCTCGGCAATTGTGTTCACTATTTCCTCGGTACTTATATGAGATTCCCCTATATAGCCCGTTTTGAAGGGTTCTATTAAAATATTAAAGCCTCCCAACCTACTAGCTCCGGGTATGTTGTTGACTCTTCTTCTCTTTATTTTTAAATTAATGAGTCTTACATTACTCTTCAAATTACCAAAAGCGGACGGGTCAAAAGGTTGCCACATTTTGCCAAATAATGTATTTTCAAGTAGTAGTGTATAATAATCCACGCCAAACATAAATCTACAATTTCCGCTCCGATCTCTAGACGTATAAAGGGGTGTAAAATAGGCCGGTTGTTTGACAATATCCATTTTGTCGTTAGTCAGGTGCTTAGTACTCAAACCTTTATTGAAAACCTGAGTTTCTAAAAAAGAGAGATCAAAGTTTAATTTTTCCAGTCTTTCCACAACGCGGAAATCTTGTATCTTAGTGTTGGCAACCACTTTCCTCACAACTGTAAAAGAATCCGGCGTCTCTGTGAAGCCAGTCTTCCAATGTTGCATTCCTTCATCTTGTTCGGTACCATCACCCGATGTAACATTATGTACTGGGCCTGCCCAAATAAGATTATCTACCGGGTTAACATATAAAAACGATTTAGTATTGACTTTAAAATTGTCAATTATTTGCTCGTATATTAATTTGCCGTGAGGAGTAGTCGCTATATTAAAATCTATATTAAAATCGTTCGTCATCTGTTCCAAATCTAAATAACTTAACACACAGAACGATAAATGTTTTGGGTTATTAACATCGTGAATATATTCATATGAAAATTTATAATTTTTTAAAGTATCTCCGTTAACATCAGTTTCGAAATAAGGAGTGTTACTCGCCTCATAAACCGCCATGTTTGAATTCATTACTTCGCCCAAGGATTTCATAGAGGTGCCAACCATCTGATTTAATAAAAACTCTTGAATATTTGCCTTCCATGTCGCCAGGATATTATCACCTAAAGACCCATCCATTTTTACCTGCAACTCAAACGGTGCCTTAAATGACAGTGCGCTGGCCCCTAAGTCCATTAAAGTTTTCTTCTCCGAATCCGTTAATATATTAAGCTTTACCAAACTATTAATTGAAAGGGCTATCGCGTTCCAGTCGCCTGCTGTTGACCTTGTGGCCCTCAATACATTCGACCCTACAGCCAGTATTTTGGTTGCCAGCGAATTAGTAGAAAATGCCATTCCTATCTTCACGTACTCGTGCATATCTGGTTTATTAGACCAAAATTCTGCCAGCCCTCCCATACCTTCCTTCAAAACCATATCTATTTTTACTTTTAATTTAGAATCGGGGTAAGCTACAGACGCGGGATTAGTGTATAAATCCTCGGCTGCTGCCGCACTCTGTATCTTTAAGTTGGATGTTTTTCCTTGTATATCCATAGGATCGGTTATCTCTTTAAGCTGTTCAGTATATGCCGTATGGATACTCACAACACTAGTATTTTTATCATTTAAGTTAGTCTTGCCTGTGCTTTCCAGAGTAATATTATTTACATACACATTTGGAGTTAGAGTTCCTATCGCACTTTGATTACTAACAAATGAAAAAGCCATTAATCACATCCCTCCACGTCTTCTTCTTTTACAGTGCCCTCATATGACTCCTGTAATGCAGTCGTCCCAAGCCTCTGGCTTCTTCTTATAACATCCAAATCTGGGCATATAATTTGAGCATCGTACAAGTCTGTCTCTTTTTCCTCGGCAAATGCCAGAACAGGACATAAAATCTCTTCCGGAATTTGCCGGTCAGTATTAAGCTCTAAAAAATAATGAACCATACTGCTATTTAAATCTGCCACTTGCTGCCATGTCCAATCATCAGAGGCTTGATCTGTGTAGGTCCCAAACTCGTCTCTTGTTTTGAAATACAGGGGTGCCCATGAGCCATAAACATTCCCTGCTATATCTGTAGAACTAGTCAACTCAAAAACTTCTATATCAAAATTATCATTCGTATAAGGAGCGTTAATTTCTTCTACCTTCAATAGCAAGCTCTCGCCGCGTACTGAAATATATGAGTCATCTTCAAATTCATCATAAACTTCAGATGTATCACCCACATGTTGATAATCTTGTTGGAATAACTCTTCCATTAAATCGTTTAGGTCGCTGTTCACATTCATATTAGCCGCTGTTGTTTGAATTCCATCGCCGCAACCGGCTCCTGCCGAGGACCCAAGCAGCGCAGAATCTATATCGGGAGAAGAGATTAAAGTCTTGTATTCCAATGTCGCCTCCAGTTGTGGTATTTTCATCCCTAATGCGGTAGCAGAACTGGTCAACTGAATGGCAGTTCCGTCTAGCTCGCCACTATATAACGTAATACTCCATGCGGGGAATTTGTCACTAGTCAGCGCAGAAGTGCCCAAAGGCGCATAAGACGAAAAATTAATATCACTTACAGGTTCGAATATTTTTAAACCTGGATCTTTTTTTCCAACAAAAACAGTCTGCCCGTCGCTAACAATTTCGCCAGTTCGAATTAGGCGGTTGTTGCGCGCCACTTGGGTTTCTATGCCGGTGTACACGTGCTGGGTTCGGTTTCTCGGCACTTCTTTTATCCTTGGCTCGATAGAATTTTGTTTGCTACCACTCTCCCACGTCACCCCTCCGTATTCCGCATCGTATATAATATCGTCGTCAAAAAAGGCATAATAAACCGGATTGAGGTCTCCTTGCGAAAGACGATATTTGCCAAATTGAGTAAGTTCGATGTCCAACACATCTTCTTTTTTATTGAAAAATGCCATCTAAATATCCCCCTTCTTTGTAGTTGAGCCATAGTTGCCCATATTTTTTCCACTCGTTTTAAGACCTTTGGATGTTTGCCCCAAGCCTCCCCCTTGCTTGAGAGCCTGAGACATTTGGGATCCCGCACCCATCATGGGCGACGGCTGGCCGGCTACAATATTGCCAATTTTTGTTATATCCAAGCCCGGAGGAATTTGGCCTGCCGGATACCCCGGGGCGCCTTGTCCACTATCATCGACCAAAATCGCGCCGGCTGGAATAGCCATCTTTGGCCCGCCCTGCGCTGGCAGTTTTACCGCGCCAAATGGCACAGGTTCGAACTTGTCTGTAATATCTGGTGGCGTGAATGGGACATTCCCTCCGATCTGGACAGCCGTATCTATTTTGGCTAATTCCACAAGGCTGAAGAAATCATAAGGCCAGTTATAAGAATATTTAGGAACTGTGACGCTGCTATTAGATTCTCCAATATCGAAATCAAATCTAAATTTATCGTCATCAGAGGTTGATACTGTCACATTATAATAGCTTTTCTCTGCTTTTTGTTTCACTTTAAAAACGAGCCATCGCAAATCTTTTGCAATGGGCCCAGCGCCCAACAACTCATTATTCGTAAGAAAATGGCTAATTGTGGCGGTTGCTTTTTCTGCCTGCAAAGAGATTTGCGGCATAACTCCCTGCCAAATATCATTAAGATCTTGCTTGTCTAGCGTGTGTCCAAACTCGAATATATACATACAAAACGGAGTGACATTTTTGTTTGCAATAAAATCTAATTTAGGTGGAAAAATATATTTCTGCATGGTCTCTACCATATTAACAATCGACGGACCAGGAGTATATATCTCAGAATCTAAAGGCTCATCATTACCTAAAAGAGCTTCGACCACTCTTCGAGATAATACTTTTTTCATAACAGGATCGTCGGCTGATAATATCGGGAAGAAAGCCTTTTGATTTGCTACGTTCTTGAATGGGATTGCAACAACCGCTTCAAAAATTTCCCTGGTGTCACTCACTTCCCCAATTCGTTGTTTCATTCCCGATCTAAATCCCAACTGTTGTAGCAGAGAGGCACTAAGAGGAATATCGTAAGGTTTTCCACCTATAGTTTTATGAGTGGGGGCTGCAGACGCTGCATAAGTGTAGGTCGGAAAAGACTCTTTTACTTCAAAAAATATACCCTGGCCGTCTCGGGGTGTGGTACCATAGCCGCGCCACATTCCCCGGGTATTTATATCATAGCCGCCCCCCGCAGGAGGAAAAACACCGGTCACCGTTGTATCAGTCCCAGAAAAATTCAAAACAGGACATTCAAATTTAGGTGAAATATTCCAATATTTCTCAACATTTGTATTTGTCGCTAGAGGTGCCCCGGTTTGAGGATTAAAATCTACTTTCGGTACGTGTACAATATCAAACATATTAAAAGAAGATGCATTATTCATCTGGGTTCTAGCCGCTAAAGCACTATCTCTGAAAGTATCTGCCTCGACGCCGCGTGGGACAACGCCGTCTCTTGTTGATCCCACAATCGAATCCAATAAAATTCCGGAAGAATCATAATTAAATTCATTGTAATGCACGGTGCCTTGATCTCTAAGATACCCTGTAATATCATCTAAGTTAAAATCGTGGGTTTCCTGAAAGGGATCCAACCACCTGGCTTCGTGGGGTTTAAAGGCAAAAGTTGAAACCGATTTTCCATAAAAATATGGTGGAGTGTAGGGGGCAAATCCCGGGTCATACCGATATTTGCCCAAAAGATTATCCAAGTAAGCGGCATTGTCTTCCGATCCCGGAGGGCTGCCGGTTACTTGGCAAAGAGGCCCATAATGCATGCCCCGCGCTTGTCTGCTCAGAGAGCCAAGAGGTGCCGTCGTTTGGAGGTGTTGTGGTCCTTCATACATAATCATATCATCTGTTTTATAACATACCAAGTCCATATAATATGTAACACCTGAAATAAAAGGTTTTATTTTCTGCTCCGGTCCAGAAATAATATTTTTAAATTTACTTCCTTTTAAGAAAAATCGGGCCGATTCCCCTAAGAAATTCTGCATTGCCATAGTGTAATTTAATTTTTGGTTCCCTCTCCACACTCCGTAGGCACCAGTGATATGGTGGGGTCCAGTAATACCACTAGGGAGGACAGCCGCTTCACCCCACCAGTTCGAAGTGTCCGCGTAATAAAGTGCGGCGTCTTTTATGGAGGTAGAACCTGTAAAAGAAAAGGTGGGTAAATACGCACCGGGATCTACCAACGATTCAAATGGAAACCGGAAGGAAGACGAAATGCTGCCACTTTCTAAAAACACACTGCCCGTGTCTGCCATAGCTGGGCCGACAGTGCCTGTAAAGGCCATCCAATCCACGGCCAATCCAGATTTAATGGTATTGTATAAAATACCCGGATTAAAGAACGGCTGCATAATCGAAGCTAGTCGCTCAGTGGTGGGATCAGAAGAATAGTTATTGCTCCCTATTAAATAAGGGGCGAACGATTGAGAAAACAAGCTACCCAACTGCACAGTTCTAAGCATTGGATAAAAACCGTCATAAGGTAGTAATTTTTTAATACCATGACATTTAATAGTCATTTGCGTGGTGGGAATACCCACCTTCTCATGCCTCTCTTGAACCACTTCAAAATGCTTTAAGAAGTCGCTATGACAATATTCATTAAAGAAATCATTGTCAAACGATGCGCTAGGAGAGGCAGCACTTTGGGATAACGCACCTCCCTCCAAGGATAGAAACTTATTGTTTTTAGCTTGAAAATTTTCAAGGTTCAAATAATAATCAATATGATCAGATATTTTAAATTCTGGTAAAACAGTATATTCTTTCCCAAAACACCGAATATCTTGTGCGTAATCCTCATAAGAATTAAACCATGGATTTTTTCCCGACAATTTTGCTGTCTCCCAATCAGGAATAAGCGGAGAATAAATAGAGTCTCCCGACTGTCGGGGGAAGCTAGCGGGGGTGTTACTAGGCAACTTAAACAAAATATCATTCCAATATTCATAATTAAATGATGCTGTGGGGACGGCTCCGACTGCCCCACTCTCAACCAACACTAAGCTTACTGTCGTGTTGTTAAGCGATAATTGTCCATGATTGGAACCACTAAGTCTTGAACAAGCATTATCATCAGCTAAATATCTGGACCCCACATCCAAAGGCCATATACTTAAATCACTAGCACGGGGATATTCCAAACCCCCCAAATAGGGAGGGAACAAGTCATTAGTTGAGCGGATAACATAATCTAGAGCATTGTGCGCAACATCGCCAGTTCTCTGTCGGTCTGCCAAATTATCTTTCCAAAAAGTTCGCTGCTGTCCTAATGGCTTTATATACGAAGAACCCTGAATAACCTCTGGCGTCTCGGTGTATTTTGTTCTACCTCTCGTCTTAGCCAGATATGTATTTTGGGCCTTGGGGTAAACACCTTCTTTATAAACTAAATTTCTGAAGGCTTTGATTGGGTTTGATGTCGCTGGCAAAGTTGTATCCAAATACATATTTGTAAGTTGGTCATATACTTGCTCTGGTGCCCCTTGCACGCCAAGGCCAAATTGAATTCTACTGTCCAAGTGTGGATTAGCGAACCTTGCCAAATTATTGGTGTATGTATGGTCTATAACCAGTTCAGAAAGAGCATTATCATCAACAGTATCTAGCCTATGCCTCATTGGAAAATATTTGGAAGTGATCAAGGGTTCCGTATAACATTCAAGCGAAATAGCTTTCGGATTAGTTATTTTATGGCTTGCGTTCTCAAGCCCTTTATAAGAAAGATCAAAACCTGCTCTTACCAGAGGGGACATCCCCCCCATCTTGGGGAAAACCGTAAGCCCCCATGGTTGTGGCGCGTCCCTAACAGAAATAGAAAAGGTGTTATTTTTTTTATGATGTCTAGGTACCGCAGTCTGGCCGGCTCTAATTTGCTTCCATGAGGGCCACCCGTAAGGGCCATTACGATGATGAAGCAAGCCGTTTAGAACCAAGGCCAGACCGCCTAAAAGGGGTGGAGCGGGGACAGTATTAGAGTTAATAAGGCCGCCTTGGTAAGGGAAACTGTTATAAACAACACCAGCACTCCGTCCAGCAAAGAGCCCCAAAGGGTAACCCAAATAGTTATCACTTGAAGTGATTGGTTCATAGATGTTCGAATTTAATCCAATAAAGTCGTTAACCAAAAAGTCCGAAACAGAAACACCCTTTTGCACAGCATAGGTTATATCGGGACCTCCACTATCATAACTTCCAATGTCGCTCGCACTACAGAAATTAACAGCCGACTGAAACCCGCCGGCAGAACTTGAGACCATTCCATCCGCAGGGAAGTAGCCAAAACCAAAGGCATTCGATGGATTTGTGGACATTACAGAGGCTGTAATCCACGAATAATTAAAGTCACTTCTTGGAATTGGGTGTTGAACCCACCAATTATCGAATTGAGAGCCGGTAGAATAGCCAGCAGAAGAAGATTCCATCATTCGAAGTCGATTTCTGTTGGTCTTTTGATAAGCACCAGTTGTTTGTAGTTCGTAATCATAACCACCCCAACCACAATGTCTAGTAAGCAGCGATTGGAGGCCGAGAGAGCCCGTGGACCAAATGCTTGCACTCACCCCCACACGGGGGCTGGCAAGCTTTTTAAATCTAGGTCCTCGAACTGTCCAATTTCTAAAGGGCAGAGCATTATAAGGAGAATATTCTTCAGCAAAGGGATCCATATATCCGCGAGAAAGAACTTCGAAACTGCCCGGAGCGGAAAAGCGTTCAACAAAAATAGTATCATAGTTAGTGCGATCTGGAAGTGTGAAGTTATAATTCCCCGATACATAAGGTTGTCCTTCCATAAAAAATGGAGTTTCGGGGGAGGCTGCCAGAGTAGTCTGATTTATATCTTGTACCAGAGTGACAGTTGCGCTCGCTACAGACACAGTAAGCGCCTTTAAACTAGGCAAAGTCATCGTAAGAAGAACCCGGGCAATGGCAGTATTTAAATGATCGGCTACAGCTGTAGTTGGAGTGCCAGATGAATCCCCTCTTTGAAAAGCATAATTAAAGCCGGAAATATTATCGCCATCTCCATGTGCCCCGTCATCAACGGCGATGAACACTATATAATCAGAACCACCTATAAATCCTATACCAAGCTGGGCTCCGACAGCGGCTGCGGCGGTAAAAGTAAAGCTTAATTTAAATTGCGAGCCATCCCATGGAAAATGAGCAAGAGACACCGGTGTGCTGGCATTAGTGGCGGCTCTAAATAAGGAGTCGGTAATGACTTCATTCGTACCGCCATATGGGCGCGCTGCGCCTGAAATAACCTCGCCAAAGCCGACGCCTTCAACCTCTACAAAATACTTATTATTTATCCTCCGACCCGAAGTTTGAACCACTTCATAATTCTTCTCATAATTGCCAATAACTGTTGAGCCAGTTGTTTGGCGAATATTTTTAATGTTTAAAGGCCGCTTGGCCATGGGTTCGCGAGTATGCGTTGCTCTAGGTCGATAAAGATTGTTATAGTCGGGACCGTGCATACTCTCTAGCCGGTAATCTATAACAAACCCTTCGGGTCGTGTCGAGGCGTCGGTCAAAGAAGAGGTATTTAGCCCAACATGCCTATATTGGTTTCCTCCCACATATTTTTCAGTAAATGGCGTCTGCATTGGGATTTCATTACTTACCCCGTAAGTATCACTATGCAAATTAACAAAAGCGACTTCCGTGGACATGTCTTCTATAGCCGAAGCGCTAGCAGGAGGATTGGCGAGATATAGGTTGAAAGGAGAGATGAGATTTCCCTTATAAGCGTCTGCCTTGGTGGAGTCTCCTCTCGTGGGCCACATCTCAAATTTTAATTTTTGTTTAAATTTGAGCCCATTATTATCATTACAATCTTCTTCCGGGTCGGTAATCACACTTTCTTTGTTAAAATTGATAATATTATTGGCTCCAAATTCATTAAACTTGGATCGATAATATTCCCGATTCTTTGCTTTGGCATAATTTACTCCACCATGAACCTGCCTTCCAATAGAGACTCCTTCTTTATAAGGGCGTGAAAGTTTGCGCAGAACATAAGTGGATCCTTGCACCCTCTTTAAATAAGAACCGCTGTTTTCAGTTGTGGCAACATGAAGTATTTTATTCCTGTCGATATTAACACTTGCGACACTCTGGCTCAGAATAGGACCATCACGTTCAGCCCTTTGGTTCCACCACAAGCAATTGGTTTCTTGGGCTCCATCGGTAGAAATTATAAAAGTAAAAAGACCAACATTAGACGAAGGGGGGGGCCAAATCGCGCCGGCGGGCCACCAATACTTAGGGCCTCTTCCGGATGGGGTCCAAACTATAGGCTCCCCACTTGCCAGCGGATTATCTACAGTTATGGTAATCTTACTAGAGGTGCTTCCTGGTTTAGCGCTAATACCTATTATTCCCTGCGTAGAGTTGGCGGCCACGCTAGATCCGTAAGTAACCCTCGTTGTATCTGTTGTGCCGTTAATCGCATCTATGATATTGACCGCACTTTCCGCTGCACTAGTGCCTCTATAAATTCGTATAGCGTTAGCGCCCGGTGCGCCAGGAGAAGCGTTGTACGCTACGAGGTCCAAAGTTACCCCGCCGCCGCCTATCGAAGTGGGCAGATTGATTTGCAGGTTAACAAGACCCGTGGTGGCGGTGTGGTCTCCTTTCAATATATCTACAGCAGTAGATCGCTGTAATTGGGCTTGGGGAGAGTGCCCATATTTCCAGTTATAAGTTAATTCATTAATTCCCAGAAGAGAACTCTCGGGATCTTCCTGTTTCATCTCCAACGTTGGAAATTTACTACGATAAGTGTTGCGCTCCAATACATGGCTTTCAACAAGTGTTCTCATGTCCTTCGCGTAGTTCGCAGAAGCCGGAAAAAGTTGTTCTAAGAACATTGTTATAGACGAGTCAATCCACTTATAAAAATCAACGAACTTATCTAGATCCGGGGAATTCTCAATATTTTCATAGAAAAGACTTTTTAACTTCTCCATATCTTTATACTGACCCCGATAGCGGTTAACCGGATCACCAATAAGCGTATTAAAATTTTGTATTGTAGCAAACATTTTCAGCATTTCTTGTGAAATTGTCTGATACATGCTTTTTTCAACAGCAATATAGTGTTCTATAGGAAGACTTTCTTTGGTGAAAACAACATCATCGCGCTCCAACACGTTAACCATATCAGAACTGTTAAGCACTTCGGGAGGGATTTGTTGAGCCGAATAAATATATTCACGCTGTGCGGCGTTAGTATCGTTCGCTGGAAATAAATCGCCGCGTCCCGCAAATTGTTGTCTTAGAACGGTTCTAAGACGTCCATATCTATCATCTGTAATACCAGGAGCATAATTAGCCTCTAAAGAGCCCGAAGATATATCTTGGAACGGGAACCGACCTCCTGGATTTGAAGCGGTCACTTGGGAAAAGTCCCATTCCAACATTAGTAGATCAGACCGTGGAATATAATAAGGCGACGAATTAGTTTGAAATACAAAAGCATTTCTATAAGGATGCAAAACCCCATGATTTTCAGCGTCTCTAGCATGTGCTTTAATCTCGTCATTTGTTAAATAATCTAGCCACACTCTAGTGGAAGAAATTTTAACATCTGATTGAGCCAAAAGCGTTCCAGTGAAGTTTGTTCTTTCAGCGCCCAAATATATACGTTTGTCCCTACTAACGAAAAGAGAAGCAACATGATTATTGACGCTCGCACTAACATTAAATTCATTAGAAATGATGTCTAAATCAGCCTGGACCCCGTAAAAGGACACTTCATGTGTGTCGGTGGTCTCCGTTGTGCCCGTTACGGCGTTGACCCATGGGTATTTGCTAGGCTTGATACGAACTGCAAAATTCCATTTTTCATTGTCATAAACACTATCGAATAAACTACTTGTTAAACTAATGCCTAATGCCGAACTTGTAAGCCAGAAATAAGTGTCCCCATCATATTCTCGATTACTTTCAAGCACATCTTTGATTGCATAGACTTGGAAGTCGGTTGTCTGGGGGGAGGCCCACGTTGTCTCCCACATATCAGCCGAAGGATCAGCAGTATAAGCCCCAAACAAAGAAGCGGTAAGGCTATTATAAGGCTCATAATCACTCCCACCGGGATATTTTTTGGGGAAAAGTACTTCCGTTTCAAATGTTAGAGCATAGCCCCCTCCGGATAGGGCGGTATTGCGAGGGATATAAGATCGATTTGTATTAGCGCTATAAGGACCCACGCTCGACGTCATCTGGTAGACGGTGGAAGAAAAGCGCTGTAAGTGATTAAAATCTATATAAGTTTTTTTAGCCGCCACAGAACGGAAATTGTTCTTTATCTTGTGGGTGATGTTGTCCCCATACAAACTTAATTTTACAAGGTCTTGATCAACGCCATAACATCGCACCAAGTTTCTAAAAGCTTTTTCGGTACCTTTTGATTTATAAATATAGTTGAGATTGTTGTAAATATTCTGATATATTTGATTTTTAACATCAAATATTTTTTCCTGGTATATTCTATAATCATCTCGCGAAGATAAGGCTTCTAGGGCCGTGGCGTCGGTAAATATATCTGGAACGCAGACGCCCACTGAACTTAATAGATTTTTACTAAAAGGTAGTGGTTTGCCCGAATAACTCGCTGAGAAAGCAGGATCGTTACTGGCGATTGTATTGTACCGGGAACCCCCATCGGCATAGGGTGTCGCTGTAAGTTCGCAATATTTAGTATATTCAATATCTTTAAGGTGATTTAGGTTATCCATTAAAACTTGAAGATTATCAAAATATTGAGCGACTATCTGGACTAAATTTTGTAAATTACCGCCTCCTACCTCCAGGTCGTCGTCCACTATCCAATCAGGAAAGCTATTTATTATAGAAGCGTTATTAGTGATGTCATACTGATACCCCACGCCCTTTTTGTCCGACAAGAGATTGGCAACTTCTGGCTGGAAAGAATACAAAATAGGATCTTTGAACTCAGAATCGGCGGCCTTGGCCAATACCATTGCGGATTCAGTTGACCTCATGGCAGATGTATAATTATGGATTGTTCCGTCAGAAATTCTGCCAGAATAATCTATTGCTACTGCATCAAAATCATTATCGCCTGTAATGCCTTCATTAAACTTATAATAGACACCCAACGTAGTATTTGCGTCATCGCTGTTGGTACCGCCATAGACTTGTGTGAACCAATTGCGCCCAATTTCTTGAGAGTTCCTTCTTACTTTCCAGAATCTAAACTCATCCATCGAACCGGTTGTTGAGCTATAACCGTTGAAATCAGTGACACCCGCAGCAATAGCAGCTGTTTTTACAGCGTCTGTGGGATAATTACGGTAGGCCCCGACATTTGCGTTTAAGGCCCCGGTAACTTGGCCGACACTCGTTCCAGTAGCATATGTTTCAATTAACTTCCCATCCACATATGTTTTGATTTCTAACTCGTCGTCGCCTCCAGAAAGCCCACTGTTCTTCACACTAAACGCGGCATGCCACCAAGTGTCTATTACAGAGCTTCCCAGTATCGACCACAGACGGTCGCGGAAAAGAGGTACTCGTGAAACCCCATCAGTACCAGACATATAGGTTAAATGAAAATTGGCATTATCTACAAGATTGCCAGCAGTATTAAACCGGCTCTCAATAAAAAATCGGCCGTAGCTAGCGCTTCCAATAGCAGTCTCGTCAGCCCCGGTGCCATTCCACAAATCAAACCAAACAAATGAATCCGAATTGTCGGCATCTGGACTGGCCAGTTTAACCCAAAATTCAACCGTGTTGCCCCTCCCTCCGTCCATAGCAAGGTTGGTGCTTCGTCGGAGGGCGGGATCATAGATGTTGGCGATTGGAGAAGTGTAAGAGCTTTGCCCACTTTTAGATTTAAAATCGGGCGCCTGAGATTTAATTTCGTCATCTAGGTCCAAGGTTGAAGCCGCGTGGGGGCCGCCTTTCACAGAAACATATTGAGGGGAGGCCGCAATTTTATATATTTCGTCGCCTTCAGTTACGGCGGTACCGCCAGCGCCACCATTCCAGGTTCCGTTAGGGCCAAACTGCAAATATCCATTTGTCCGAGGATATTCGTTATCAAATATATAATTGTCTAAGTAAGAAGAAGAATTGTGCCATTCAATCTTTTCTTTGTGGGATCCATCATAGGGATACATCCGATAAATTCTTTTAATAGATGCTTCATAATATTCTTGTGCGGAGCCATATTTAGCGAAATTTTTCGGATGTGAATAGTCAACTGCTGGGAAAAAGCGCCTGTCTTCTTCTTGGTAAGCTTCGATATATCCAAAAGACTCAGCATCGTGGCTAGAAGTAAGCGCATTAATATCTGTTGCTGATAAGATCTTATATGATTGTTCCTGATTCCCAAAAAGATCTTTAATATTTGGCATAATTATTCCACCCTAAATTTGAAAGTCTCTGGATGTTCAAACTCTACCCCATCATCAATAGACATTATTTTAACCCCGTAAGCATACCCCGGTTCCAAAAGGTCCATATTAAAGTCAAAATAACTGCCGCTCACATCATATGATAATTGAGTATATTTAATACTACCGGTGCCATAAGGTACCGCATCCATGTTATCATATATCCTAAAGATCTTATAATAAGAATCTCTGAGAATTGTAGGCGATATCGCTGTTGTGGACACGGTATAAATAGAGGGGCGCCAATTTTGTGGACGGGTGAATATTCTAAGTCGAGGCTTCTCTATTGTTTTATAAGATGCTTTAAGATTGGTTATCGTAGTTACCCAATCTTCTCCAGGTTGTATGTTTGAAGCCGCAATATTTTGGGGCGAAATTCCCGAACCCGTAAAATATTCTGTGCTAGCACTATGCCAAACATCGTATAAATATTCAACTACCGTATCAGAACTCCTAGCGAACCTATTAAATAAAGTGGGGGCCTGTGAAACCGAAGAGGTGGTGGCAACGGAGGCCGAATATATGCCGGTCTCAACCCACCCTCCAGTTACATTATGATGCCCTGTGGTAACAAGTCCTCCCCCCGCCGGCAACTCTAACTTACCACTAGTGGGGGCAGTAGTTCCTGAATACAAGCTCATTAAAATGCTGCCGGTACCAACCACGGGGATATTTCTAAGCCTTCCTCTAATATAGTTATACAAATACAAAGTATTCAGATTGTCAGCAGCGGGTGCCAGCGCACTACTCAGATAAAAATCTCCTCGATCATCTTTAATAGAGTCATTCCACCTGGCTTCGATGGACGGTTTTTTAAAAAAGTACTCAGTTCCCTTAGCAAAGAATTTTTTGATATAATATGATTTCTGTTGGCTGCCGTCTTCTTGATCGCGCTTTAAAAACACACCCACACCATAATTGGGTCTCGTGCCTGTAGACGGTCTCTTAAAAACATAACCACTTCCGCTCAGACCAGGGGGGGAGACAGCATCGGGAAGTCCATATTCTCCAACAGCAAGAGCAGAGCCGCTGTCATTTAGCGCGACGGATCCCCCAAAAGATCGATTACCTGTGGTAATGCCGGTGTTAGTAACTTTTTGAGTTGAATATGAAAGAGGTGGCACATACCCCACAGAAGTTTTTTCAAATAAATATACCGAGCCCGACAAGCCGTCCCTCAAAGCGTCTGCAGAGCCTGAGACGTGAGCGCCCACAGCAATAGTGGAGGCATCCTCTGAAATAGCAACGCTCTTCCCAAATTCAATTGGCGCGCCAGGAGTATTATAGGGCTCTAAAACAGAAGTCTCGGTCATATCTGCCCATCCCGTACTTGGCTTTTCAAAAACATAAGCACTACCGGTACTATTATTTGCCGAGTGGGCGCCCACGACGATTGTATTGCCATCTCCGGATATGTCAAGTGACGATGGCCAGAAGCCCAACTTAAGACTAGCGCTAGAATAAGTATTAGTTGTTAAAACAGCACTCTCCAGCTGGCTTCCGCTAGCCCAGCCTCTGGTTGGCCTTTCATAAATATATAAAGCTCCCTGTCGGTCGTTACTGCTGGCTGTGGCGTGCGGAGCGCCAACCACAATTACCGAACCATCTCCATTAATGCCACATGTGTTTCCAAATCTATACTCACTATCTGCACTACTCAGCTTTAATTTTAGAGATTGGGTATGATAATACGTCTGTGTCCAGAGGCCGTTGCCATCTGCAAGAAACACGTAAGCTGAACCTTCATCAGTATATGTTACGTCTGCAAAGGGGGCGCCTACAACTGCTACGCGGGCATCATCTGAAATGGCAACGCTGTACCCAAAGCCGTCCCCGGCAACGGCATCGGTGGCGTCTAAATTTGTAGTCTCGGAAATTGGACTGTCGTTGGGAGCAGCCCAGGATCCGAAGCCCGAAGGCTGAAACAGATAAGCGGTACCACTTCCTGCGCTCGGGGACACCCATGGGTGGTATGGGGCTCCAACAAGTATTGTAGAGCCGGCTCTAGTCATAGAAGTAGAGAGCCCGAAATAGTCATTAGCACGCCCATTGCTCGCCGTCAGCACAGTCTCCACCCACTCCCCTCCTGCTATATTGTTGTCCAACCCTTCCCAAACACGTACCGAGCCGGAGAGGGCTTCAGGGAACTCGAAGGGGGGCCTGCGAGCGTCTAAAGGAGCACTAAAAGAAGCTGTATAACCAGAAGATGCCCCATAGCGCGAAGTGGCAATATTTGATGAATATCCAAAATATGCGTAAGGGTATGTCACCACCTGATCACCACTAGCAGTTAATTTGGTTGGCGCGGAAACAGATGGGGCCCAACTATTGTAAGCACCCAACCACTCTTCAACCAAAGAAGTAATATCTATAGACATGTCCTCGTTGCCAACAGAAAAATATTCCCCAAATGCCGAATTATATTCGAAATCGCCACCTTCTTTGGTCCAATTGGTCACTACCCCGGTGCTAGAACTTGCCGCAACAATCCAGTTTGCATAGCCGGTATCAATATACGTGTCCATATCTAGCCCTGCGCCCTCCTCCCATGACCGCATAACCGGTTGTACTCTCAAAGTATAATCTTTGGGTAATGTAAAAGGAGTGCGAGCGTTAAATAAATTAAGATAGAATGATACACTTCCGCTAGTTGGAATTTTATTACTATTTCTATCCGACAAAATATTAGCAATTGGAAATTTTACAAGCACTCTAGACTTTTCTACAGACGTAAAAGTACCAGCCGAAGAACTTACTTGACCATAAAGAGAAAATATTTGAACCGCATCCGATGCACCCATATTAGACCCAGTAGCCCTCGTTTGTAGGGCCGGAGGCTTATAAGCATTCGTTATAGTTGTGTCCGCATCTGCCGTATATTTCTTAATGGGCATTACTTGATTACTCCTTTAATGTCTTGCAAAGGGTACTTTACTTCCGCAATAACGTCTTCCGGTACTGTAAAATATCTTCCATCGGGGGACATATGAGCCAGCACATCAAAGTCCAAATCGGCATAACTAGCACCTGTCTTTTGTCGGACGCGCACACTATGAACGTCTAATACGCCATCCACATCATTCAAAATTTTATAAATGTCGGATATATAAAATGCTCCTCCAATATCAGGAATTTTTATTTTTCTACGTAACTCGGTCACAGCAGACGCCAAAGTATCAAATCTGCTAAATTCTAAATCTGCTATAATAACAAAATCTATAGATATGTTTAAAATTCTAGCATTTAGTATGTCTACTGTATCGTTAATCATGCGATTTTTATTTAGCCAGATCTTAACATTCTTTTTAAGAGTGGCAGTCGGCTCGGTTAAAGTCCCATCTGCATTCTCTGAAATCAGATACAGATTTAAGTTTCTCTTAAAAGAGTCGTCGTCTCTTACAATAGCGGCGCGTTTAATGGCCCCATTTTGGGGAGGCATTGAGTAAACAGTAGAGACGTAATCCTGCTTGGTGACTGCACGGTTTTGAGAAGCATAATGATCGTAAATTCTTCTCTTCAACTCCTCCGTTGACTGGAAAGTTACATCCCCAATAATAGGATCATCATTATTTACTTCAAGAGAATTAACAACAAATTGTACGTTAGCATTATTCAAAGATGACAAGTTATCAAATCTAAACAGCGGTCTTGAGACTTTTGTTAACTTACTAGCCGCCACATTTACATTATCTTTAGTATTGGTGCGGTAACGTATAGTCAACTTAGTATTCGCCGGGGCAATTCCAAACTTATCACTTTCAACAAGTTTGGACGGGTCAAAGGAGGGATCAATATTATAATCTTTTCCGTTTTCTTTCAACACCACAGTTCTAGGGTCAGCTACAGCGTCTGTTGTTAGTTGTGTTTCTGACCCATACCCAAACTGTAGAAAAGTTCTTCTTCTTCTATCTTGTTCAACGACAAATCTCCGAGGGACAACAAAAGGTCGCAATAAAGTCCTTACATTATCTGTAGCTGAATTTTTATTAACTACCGACCTGTATACTACATTTTGAGATAAGTGATCTACCTCATAGTAGCGATGACCTTCTGTATCTCTAACCGTCAACACCTCTACAATATGGGCAGAGGACAAGGAAACTCTTAAAAACTTTTTGAAAGAAGGAACAGCTATGACGTCTTCTCCTAGTTCACCGGAGACGACCTCTCCAATAGCTTTAACGGCATATGTGATCGGCGTTCCGGTGGTGTCGTCTACTTGAGCAACAATCACCTCATTATCAGAGTGTTTAAAGTTTACATCTTGGTTTAATAGAAACCCCACTCCTCCTTTACTCTTAAATTCGCTTCCGCGCTTTAATATTGGCAAGTACCTTCTATCAGGACCTAATCCATTAGTAGAGGCTGGTACTAAAACATAAAATGTTGCAAAACCACATGAACTGGGGTTCCCTCTGAACTTGTACCCCATCTGACGTCCGAGTTTGATAATATTATCATATTCTAACGCTGTATCTAAAAAAGACTCATTAGCTTGAAAATCCAAATAAAATGACAAAATATCCCCGATATATGCCATGGTATCTAAAAACAAAGCCCCGAAGCCGGCTTCATTGAAATCTTTAAAAGTATCAGGATAATATCGCTTTGCGTAATTAACTAATTCATTTTTTATCGTACCAAATTCTCTACTAGTATAGTTAATAGGTACTAATTTTGTATCTCGTGTTTTCTTACATCCCATATTTTTTTTCCCTTAAACTAAATAGAGAGTTTACGGCAAATTCAAAGTTTCCTTTACGCCAATAGGAATTATTTTAAATGCCAATTCAATTCCCAAAAAATTTCCATCTAACACAGATGAAGGTTTTGTCTTCATACTATCATCAGGAGCGGTGGGGCTAGAAAATGTAATCCCTAAAATGGTTATAAATGGCAAGTACTTAGTAACTTGATTTTGTATCCGCGACTCAATATCTAGATAAGTTGTATCATGATTTGGTTGAAATAAGTATCTCCGTAGGCCCACACCGAATTCAGGATCCATTACTCTCTCGCCAGGAGAAGTTAACAATACATTTTTTAAATTCTGAACTGCTAGATCGCGATAGGTTTGAATTAACAAAAACCCATTAATTGGATCTAAAGCAATAGGCAATTTAGGAGTCAGGCCAGACATAAGGTATTTTCCTCTTTAACTAAATAGATTGTTTGGGGAATAATCTCTAGTCAAAATCTTCCAACTCCAAGTCTGCGGGCTCATCTTCAATAGGTTTATCAAAAATTATTTCACCAGACCCCTCTACACATTTTTCGCCACTTGCTAAAGCTTTTTTGGCTGCTCTCTGTTTTTTCCTCTTCTTCTCTCCTGGCAAGAGGCCGGCACTATAGGCAATCATCCCTAACGGCAATAATGGGGGCCCCCACCCATAGATAACGGGAGGGATAGAAAAGTTAACAGGCCAAAACACTGGGACGGATGCCCACGTCATCCCAAAGGGTGCGGCGCCGACATCATCAAGTTTCGAGACCATCGAATAATGTGGGTCCATCTGGCGTGCGGCTGCCTTAACCAATATCAAGGCAGCCCTAGTACAAATTTTGGCCGACGAGGGCAGCGATGAGGGCCCTGTCATGGTCATGCTATTATTATCTTTTTGCATCATACCGACATTGCCGCCAAGTGCTTCATGTTTCTTGTCCTGTTTCGAATACCAGGGGGCTTCCGGGGTGAGAGTATAAAACATGGACTTAAACGAATCTTTGGTCGTGGGGAATATATCTTGCGCCCCTGGTATAGTACGAGAAATTGAAAGGATATTGTAAGCCGATACCAAAGACAACATTCGAGGAAGCGAAAAAATGTAATTAAAAAGAAATTGATATTTAGAAGTTTGAATCATCTGCTTTTTGAGACCCTCAAACGCAGTTTCACTATCATCTAAGATTTGAATTAAATCATCAATAGTTAAAGTTTCTAAAGAATCCAAACCTAGACTATCTTCAACCGTTACAATAGGCAGAGGATAAGTTTTTTGACCTCTTATGTGCATGGCGTGCCATGGGTCTGTGTCCATATCCCCAAGTCCCCAATTTTCTTCTAGCGAGTATGTTTTTTCAATTATTGCATTCTGGGTCATAGCCTCACGCGCAGCACTATCGGCGGCGGCTGCTTCAACGAGATGCAAAAAGGAATCATCATTCTCAAGTGGTCCGTCTGCTGCTGTTTTTGTCGGCGGAATATAGCAAAGTCTTACACCAAATTTAAGATTCTTAATAATTTTCTTTAAATTAACATTAGGATTTTTCGTGTAGCCCAGTCCCAATAGATTATTGGGAAGTGTTTCTAAATATTCCTTCAAAGCATGCACATTCACTACGCCAGACAAGTGACCTTGTTTGTGGGCCTCTAAAGATAAAAAAGTGTCACCCACACCAGGGCCCCACACTTTATCAAAAAGATTTTCTAGGCCGCCCGGGCGGTCCCGCCAAGTTTGCACAAATTCTTTTTCTTCAGCTGTAAGTCCCGCTGCATCGCCGGCATCAAAGGGGTCTACATTCGGATCGTCTTCAAGTCGTATATATTTTTCTAAAATAAATCCACCAGTATCTCCACTTAAAAAGTCAAAGTTTGAACCTTGGGTGGCGGCTATTCTCGGCTCTTGCCAATCGCGCACAACATCCACTGTGGGGACTAAAAAAGGTTGCTTGTTCACTCCTAAGAAAAAGTCATCTAGATTTTTTACACCGGGATTTAACCGCGTGTCCATCTCCGTAGAAAGTAATGCAATTTGCTCTTTTATTAAAAACCTCAACGAAGACATCCCCGATAAAGTACGTGGATCATTTGGATCTCCCAACGTCTCATCCTCTTCCACTTGTTCGGCTTTTGTACTTAAAGGGTTAAAAAGTTTTTCGCCCGTTTGTTGTCTTTTATCAGTTATAACCTTTGCCTGTTTCCTCACATCTTTATAATAATTCTCTTCTTGTTTCCTCATCCCAAATATAACGTTTTCTAAAATGATCTCTGTGATTAATTTGTCTCCTCTTGTTGAAGAAGCACTAAATTTAGAAAGGGTAAAGATCGTTTTTAACATCGCCTCTAAGACATATAAACGAATAGTAGCATACACTATTCCTTGAAGACCTGAAGATTCTAAAGCATTGGGTTTCGTGGGCTGCTGCTTTATATCCCCACAGGCTTCATCATACAAATTACTCACTATATCTTGATATCTTTTAACATCTAACAAACCTGGGCGTTTGGGAGCAGGACATGGCCTCGTGCTAGCGGGAGGGTCGTTCTCATCTGTAGCCAACTCCACATCTTCCAACTTTTGTAAATTAAAAAGAGAAGATTGGGAGACCATAGCCATAAATTTTTTCACCAAATCACTAAAAATAGTCATTTGCCTATTTTTGTAAAAGCTGCTAAAAACCAAAGGATCAAAAGTGGGAGATGCAATTGGAGCCTCTTCCCATCTTTTGATCATATAATTAGCAAAAGATTCTTCTTGCCACGACCACGCTGAAGGAGGTGCTGGTGCAGCACCCGGCTCAATAAAAGAATAATCATTCACTTCAGACAAAGGAACAACCGAACCGGACCCTTCTATAGTTGTCGTATTAAACGTATTCAATACGGAAAAAGAAGATGGTTGATCGAGTTCAAAATACCAATCGTTGTGGGGTATATAGCCCTCACTAACTGTCACGCCTTGATTAGCAAATGCCAAGTGGGCTGTTCGGTTTACAGCAAAAATATCTCCGGGATTATTGCCTTTCCATGCAGAGGCTTTTTCCTGAACGGTTTTTTGCGCGTCCTCGACGGACTGATTTAATCCTGTAATTTCTTGCCCCAACTCTGCCTGCTTTGCTGTCGCAGCAGCGTACCCTGCGGGGCCCCCCATCTCGTTCTGCACCCACTCTTTGTCCTCAAGGTTGGCGTCAATTTTTTTCTTTTCCTGGATGAGGGCATCTTGCTGGGACGATACACTTTCTAAATCCTCTTTGGCGGATTGGTACCAAGTATCGCCACTCAAGCCTTCTTGAAGTACATATTCTATAAATCCCATAACCATTTCAAATTGTCTTTCTTCATTTTTAAAAAAGTTAGAAGTATTTAAAAATGAATTTTTAACATCTGGTGCAACTTGTAAAACTAATTTTTGATTTTGTGAGAGCGCTTCATTGAATTTTGTTTGTTCCAGAAAGTCGTCGTTCGCGGTGCCAAGCTCGTTGTTCACACCCAGTTGTATATTCTCTGGTGTTGGCTCTAAGCCTTGAGATTTTAAGGAAGATATAAAGCCTGTATATTGATCGTCGCTAGGTCGCGGTGGTCTAAATGTTTCTTTAATCAAAGAATCTAAATATGTATTAACTTCCATATTAAAATGCATATTCGGGATTTCAAACATGTTTTTAATAACCTTCTTGTTCATGTACTTAATTGATTCATGATCTCTGGGTATAAGCCCTCCCATACCGCTCAAAACACCGTGACCCGTATCTGAAAGGCTGCTGACTTTATCGCCGCAGTCGTTGATCGTGGGTGGTAAAATATCTTTTAGAACACTATCGGCATTTTTAGAAAGAGCCATAAATTGTTTCAATTTTTTGCGTCGTCGGCGTCGTCTCCTTTTAATTTGATTTCTAGCGCGGTCTTTACTCCCCAGGCGAAGGCCCATTTCCCTTACTTCGTCCTCTTCTTTTCTAGTGTCGCCGTCGCACAACAGCCCAGAACCGGGATTGGGAAAAACTCTAGCTGCTCTTTTTATTGAATCAATCAAGTTGGGGTCAATAAATCTCCCCAAATTATTAAAAGCGTCTCCGATGGTTGTTGTATCGGTCAAATGAGACATGTAATTTGGATAGCCATCTCTTACAACATCTTCCACCGCTTTTATTGTTTCGGGCTTCGCAGTTCCTTCAAGAAGATCGACTATTTCTAGCGGCGTTAATGCATCAGACACATCATCGATCATAGTTCTAAGTGTCCCAGCCGCTACAGGGTTTCCTCCCGGAAAATTCTCGGGGTCTAGATCTAGAAATATTGATGCAGGTATACCCAACTCTTCAAAGGCTTTACTGGCGCCGCATTCTCCTTCCACACTGAAGGGTCCGGACGCACTTTCCAACATGCTATTTAAATTTCTAGACCCGTATTGAGATGCCGCATTGCTAGCCGTCTCTACGGCGGAACCGGCACTAGAAAACAGGGAGTCAAAAACCCCTTCCAAAGTTGTCTTAACAACTCCCACCAAAGCCGTACAGGTTGCTTCTTCTATTTGATTTTTTAAGTTTTCAGCCACATCCGACATAGTATCTGCCATTTTCATCAAATCTTTTCCCACATCAGGAATTGTGATGCTGGGGATAGAGGGTAGCTTCAAAGAAGGTATTTCAGTACTTAGTTTTGATACGCTTATAGATGGCATATCGGGTACCGATGGAAGTGCCGGTATGTCGGGCATGTTTGGCGCCGGTGGTTTCATAAGATCTTTATATTTTAACTTATAATCCGGTATTACTAATTCTACCCCATTTAAAAAATCAGAAGCAGGGAGGGCCTCATATTCCACTAGAGAGTCTATAGCATTTTTTATTTTATGAGAAGGTTGTGCAAATTTTTCCTCTAATCCTAATTTTTGGGAATCGATTTCACTATTATCCATAATGCTTTTCTGAAATGGAGAAGCTTCTGGTTTTTTGTATTTTTGCACATCTATCGAACTAAAATCTACACCCCCTATAGAAGACGAGAAAAAACTAGATTCTGGAGATTCTATATCGACACCCAAATCTATTTCTTCTATACGCACATCGATTTTCGTTTTGATGTCCTCCGAAAATGACTCGTAAAGCTGCGTTACCTCATCCGTGCTCATTTCATCGAGGGCAAATTCGCCTAAAGAGAGTGAAATGTCAGCAGAGGGCATTTTAGATATTTCTGTAGAAGCCGCCAAAGAAGCCAAATTTTTAATGTCAGTCTTATTTAAAACTGAAGAATATAACTCATTGATCCCCTCTAGATTAGTGGGGATATCATCTATTCTTTTTAATAAATCTGGAATTTGTCTGGTAAACTCATCCCCTACAAAACTTTTAGCTGATCGTCTAATATTTATTAGCTCTGTTTTCATCGTCGGGCTGTCGAGTTTCTTTTGAACTTCTTTCATCCCTCTTGTAGTCTGGACTTCTACTTGGTCATAAGTCTTAGATATTTTTTCAGCAAATTCTTCTTTAGTAGGCGTGGTTCCCCTGCAAATAGAATCGATGGCAGAGGCAACATTTGCGGGGCGTATTTCCGGCACAGGAAAAGTATATTTTTGTACAAACTCTATCCACCCAATTTTAGTTTTCTTTCGGGCTTCTCTTATAAGATCGTCTAGATAAAAGATGTATGCCATAGTGCGAGTAATATTAATGGGCGCCCTACTCTTGAATCTGTTAAAGCCTATTCTTAAAGGGGCCGCGAAACCTGTCTTGTTTATTAGTACATATTGTAGCTCGAAAGTGTCGTCAAACCCTAGTTCAATAGTGTCTTCTTCTTTTTCGTCAACAGTAATCCCGTTCAAGCGTAAAAACTGAAATAAAACTAAAGGAAAATCTTCCAGCCTAGCCTTCTCTTTACGGAGATCCAGTCCGGGGATTTTGCCCAGCCATCCATCCATCTTTTTAGCGTAAAACTCCATTAGATTAGAAAGAATGTCAATTTTACCTTTCAAGGTCGGTAAAACAAAGTGAACCGTTCTTAAAGAAGGTATATCTTTTACAAAAGCTATTTCTTCATCCGAGGACTCCAAAGCCAAAGTGGCAGTACTAGTATGAGCGACTCCCCTAAAATCTTCGGGCGTTTCCGGCAGAGCGTCAAAGTATTTACTAGGAAATTTAACTAATATTTTTAATTTTGAACTTGGTCGCTTATCTAAATACCAGTCATTAGTGCCCACATAAGGACCTTGGAAGGCTCCCGATATCTTTTCTAAAGTCTTGTTAACGCCATCGCTAGGATCTATGATCATCCTCTTATTATAAAATTTTAATAACTCAACAATCCCGATGGAAAGGGCACTTTGCTTTGCCTCCTCCAGTTCATTGCCCACTATGGTTGTATATCTTTTTCCCGTCTTGGGATTTACTGGCTCCACAACGATACATTGATTGCATTTTCTTTTGTCAAAAAAGACCTCTTTATCTGCTAACTTGGCCCAATCAGGAGTGTCGAACTTTGGATCAGCTTTACATTTGTAAGATCTATTCAAAGAATAGGGCGTTGCAGGCAGCTTTTGCAAAAAACTGGAATTTATAAACGGAGATTTTTTGGAATTTGCGAGCGACGAATCACTTTTCAACACCTTTACTTGATGCCATTTCCCATCCTTCCCCACAAATTCCTTTTTAACAATAACGACGTCCCCGGTCGCCAATTTGCCAGCCTTCGATTTTGCTATCGGCAAATTATATACATCGGTTACCGTTTTTGCTTGCGGAGGATTTCCTGTTGTTTCCTTAATAAGCACATAGTGAGTAGCATTCGGATAGAGTGCCTGAATGGAGTCGGGATTTGGCAACTGCGAAGGAGGCAAGCCTCCTTCTGCTCCGGGCATATTTTCATTAAAAAAGGAGGACCAATTCTTGCCGGCGACAGAACCAGCGCCTTCACCAACCCCAATTCCACCAACCCCAATTCCCATCATTTCTTGGTTGTCAACGGCTCCTACTATTATGTCCGTATCTACATCGTATTCGCCGTCGTCTCCCAGAAGATTTATAAGAGCGTTGGCATATTTACTTCCTGCCAAAGAGTTTGGTAAAAGCTTTTTTATCTCTGCATTCTTGCTTAAGTCGGTTCCTTTCAATTTTACTAGCAGACTATAGATGTCATCCGTATCGGGCTCGTTGGGATTTTTAGCCTCTACGCCGCCGACACCTTCTTCCTTCTCTTCTTGTTTTTTAATGTCATTTAATAACTTTTGTGTAGCCACGTCCGGAGAATGAAAGATCAAGCCCACACTTTGTAAAGCATCTATAATGGGATAATTAACACTAATATTATCCCCTTCCTGCTCTTTGTGGAAAAGGCGAACAAAATATTGTGCTTTATACACATATTGAGTCGGAGCCGTTTTGTATACACCGCCGGTGCCCGTTTTTTGACTACTAGCGAAGCCCAATTCTGTCGCCAAAGTCTCATCATATTTAGAAAACCACTCTAAAGCGCCGTCAACCCAAAAAGGAAGGTTGTCATTCCCCTGTGGGCCTTTAATATTCGCCGTTTCAATATAGGGTATGGCATTAGTGCCGTAGTTTGGAGGAGGGTAGAGCGCTGGGTCCTTCATGTCGGCCTTCCAGCTGCCCTTCTCATATGCATCCGGGCGCCCAATCACCATGGGGAAAAGTTTGGGATACAATACTGCTTGCTCTGTTTCCCAACCCTCTATCAAATCTCGAATTTTATTGTACCAGATATCAGGAGGGGCAAATCCGCTAAGGGCACCCACTTTAGATACCATGTCAACATCCCACGCATGCTGATATACATACCCCTTTTCCAGAAGACCCAAATAGAAATCTTCATTCCCAAAAAGACCCATAAACCCATTAATAATAGCATTTCTAGCAGCGGTAGTTACAGGATTGGTGGCTGCAGTCTTGGCGCCGTCGTCCCATTCAGACACAGGAATTCCTGTACCGAAACCAGTTATTTTAAAAAGACCCGATTTTTTATCAACAGCCTGGGCCGTTCCCTTGTTGGTATCAAGGCTCGAAACAAACGCGGCAGAATTCGCCCAATATTCCTCTTCAGAGGCCAAGTACCACGTGCCATTATTTCCTATTATATAACCTGCTGCCATTCGGATAACCTTTTAGTTGGTGTGGTTGTATCTACTATTAATATATTTACCGCCCGATTGATTAAGAAAGTTATTTTTAAATAATTCTAAATTAACTTTATGCTTAAATAGGCTAGTTTTTGTTTTGGTGAGATGAGAAGCCATAGTGCTCATACCTTTAGACATTACTATTTCAGACGGTAATGTGGGTGCCGCGAAAAAGGGGGAGGTGTGATAGTGTGTCGTCACCGCATCATTTAATTCATTCTGAGCCATTAGTAAACTGTCTACAATCCCATTCAAGTTGTCCACATGGTCAACCAACGCTGTCAACGCTTCCACTAAATTGGCGCCCTTCGTCAGAGGTTGCATATCTTCGTCATCATTACCAGCGATCAAATCGATACCAGTAATATTTCTTATCTCACTCCCTTGTGAGTTTTTCATATCGGTCTTTGTAACAAGCTTAATTCCTTCTCGCCCGATTATTCTTACGCCATCTGCTTTTAAAGCAATGCCAGACTTGGTGACGGCATTACCAACAACACCATCAGCTAAATCAAAATATTTATCTATATCCGATTTCTGGCTGATATAAATCCTAGCTGCATCTTTTTTGAAATTAGGATTAACCCAAAGATCGTCGCCCTCTGGGGTGGAAGCTCTCACATCGCTTCCCATTCTACCTGCTACAATATCTATAGACGCTGCTTGAGTATCCCCCTTGCCTCCATATCCGCTCATTTTACTAGCCACTCTGTCTCTACCTAAAACAATCCAGGAATTATGCTTATTCTGTACGACTTTATCAGTAGGGGTTTCAAGAAAATTGGGGATAGGCTCATATATTACATCGCCCGCAATCCCACTATTATTTACCTTTTGGGCAGTTGATTGTGCATCTAGAATTTTTTTTACTTTAGGATTTGAACCAGCTTTAGAAACCGCTTTTTTAAAAAGACTACTCATTTTTTACCATCCCCAATAGTCATCATCTGTAAGAGAATTATATGCCGGGCTCAGAGGCGCATCTCTCATAATGTCTTTTCCCATTTGTTTGTATTCATCATCGGGATGTCGGGTACATTTCTTACCATGACCGGTGTGATTCTTTCCTTTCCCAGCCATAGAACATAGAGCGCCGACAGCCGTGTAATAAGCATCATCGGCATTGTATCCCATGGCGCGGCCCAAACAATAATATTCCCCAAAAGCCCCATCGGCATGACACCAATTATTATGTGCGGCTAGCCCACCTTTCCAATCATCTTTCTGTCCTTGGGCCTTCCACCATGCGCCATGGCCAGCGTTGCCTCCGGGAGAAAGACCTACGGGAGTACGTGACCAGCCAAAATAGTCATCTGACATGACGGCTGGGAAAGCCATCGCCATTTGGATAATCTCAGAACCTTCTATTCCATCAGCACCACTAGCTATCCACACAAAATGATTCCACGTTGCTTCCCACTGGGCTTGACTGCCTATCATATAGGCTTCATTTGAATTCCCCATGTAGGTGCCATTACCTTCGTACCCTGACAAACATCGAACGTGCCCTTGGTCATCCTGGCGGATAAGAATGTGACTCCCCAGTTTTACGGAGCCATCTGAGCGCACACTCTTGGTGCGCACCCTGTTACTAACTTCATTACCCTGCGCAAAACCATTTACCGGGCCTGCTGACCAGCACAGGGATGTAAACGGCCCTGTTTGTATTATTTCTCCGTTGGTAGCGGTCCAATAAGTAACAAAGCTATTGGCTTTTGATTTGCATTCTTTTGGTTTTTTCGCATACCCAGCTGCTTTCCAATTAAGGCAATACGATGGGTCTTTTAAATCAGCATCAGCATGGTACCTAGATTTAGGGTTATTCAACCCCATCTTCTTGGCGTATGTCTTGCCGTCCCGACACGGCCAGCCCGCCGTTTCATGTGCAACATATAATTTTAAAGGCATCTCTCTCTTTGGCCAACTTTTACCGGCAGCATGGCGGCGTGCGGGCATTGCTGGCCCCGGTATGATGGTTACTTTCCCCGGGGAGCCCACATTATCAAAAGAGGCGCCGGGACCAGAAGAAGGCCATGGGCCTCCGCCTCCGCCGCCGGAACGACGGCGACAACTGGCTCCGCCTCCGCCTCCACCGCTTCCGCCACCAGTACCACCGGATCCGGGACCAGAAGGCAACTGAGCGTCGGTGGTTCCCAAACTATCAACTCTAACATTATATGAGGCAGGGATTTCTCCTACGTTCACAAATTCTTCACCAGTCATAAACGCTTCTTTGGTGAGTCGCACTTCCCAGTGCCATGGCTCTTTCTTGTACGGTGTAAGTCCAAACAGGTGTGCGTTTTCTTTAAGCCATGCAAAAGCTTTGGTCTTTTTTTGGGCTGAAATAGTGGCTTTTAAAGGTTCTAATCCCGATGGGGGGCCCCAATCGACGGCCAAGCCGCTTTCATGAGGAGAATTATATGCCTTCCAGTCCTTTCCCTCGGGCCAGCCGTATTCGGCTGTTACTTTTTTCTTGTAATCCTCATAGCTTTTCCACCTATGCTCTCTCCACGCACTTGATACGAATAATTGCAGACCCGCCTCCTTCCCGGCATCATGTATTGCTTGCATACGAGCCATGGCCAATTTGTGAAGTTTCAAGCCTTTTTCTTTCTTGGCCTTGGTGACCCACTCTACAGGTATGTTGACAAGAAGGGCATCCGCAGCAGCCCCAACCAAAGACCCACCATATTCTTTAAGCCTCACTCGGTTTTCTTGCCATGGTACTCCAGGACTTATAGTTGGAGCATCTTTGGGATCCGTTGCTGATTTTTTTGGCGTCTCCGAGGGGGGAGTGGGAGGGTCTTTAGGGGGCGGCGCTTGAGCGTCGGGTTGAGGCGCTGGGTTCTCTGGATCGGTTTCCGGTGGCTTCGGGGAATTATCTGCCTCTGCTGCCTCTTTATCAGTCACAGGAGTTTTATCAGCTTCTTTTTTAGCCTCGACTTCTTCTTCTTCTTTGGCTTTTGCTTTTTCCACATTGACCCATGTTAAGATAGCCTCTGCTGTAATTGGAGTGCTATCCTGAATTTCTTGAAGAATAACATTATGGCGATTTTCGCTTTCCAGATCATTTTTCAAATCTTGAATTTCTGATTCTACTTGTGCTTTCATTGAGGTATGACACAGAAAAGCACATTCAGTTACATCCGGATCTATCTCTGCTTGCCACTCATCAATCAATTCATCAAAGTCTATCGGGACAATATCCCCGCCGGCGCCTTTTGGTATCGACATTACAATTCTCTGGGCAGCGTCTGAGGATGCCATTCCAGTTCCGTGGAATTCATCGGTGTCCGATGAATTTCTTATAACATAGGCGCCGGCGTTCTTTGCCATAACCGAAACATACAATTTCTCCGACCCATCTTCAAATGTTCCGCCAGTTATAGTAGATAACGTTGTCATCACATTATCATACCACTCGTTATAATCGTCTATTCCCTCGTCGGTCCTTCCATTAGGCGTAGAAGTGTTAGAACTCCATGGCAATTCTGGCATAACTAAAACAAAATTTCTTCCTACCATAGCCATTTTTTTGAGAGTGTTGGCTATCTCTGTAAAGGATTTGCCGTCATATTCATTAAAATCATGCAAATAAACAATAACTTCCACTTTTGCGTCTTTAAAACTTACATCCGTGACATTTGGTGCAAATATAATAGTATCGCGCATTTTAGATTCTGACTTGTGACTATCATCTTCGCTATTCCCTTCTAAAGACCCTAGCCAAAATTTACCAGGAAGTTTCGCAGCTTCAATTGCCTTCCCCCAGGCCGCCTTAGTATTAACAAAGCCGCCTTTTTCGCCCTCTATAAATTTAAATTCACCGGATTCCACGCTAGCTGCTTTTCGCGGCAAAAGAGGCAATCCCGAATTAGCAGCTGCCTTGTTAGACCCGGGAAGTGCGTCTCCCGGTGGTGGTGACAAGCCGCCGCCGCCAGATGTAGGTCGGAAACAATCGCCGGAACCGGCGCCTCCGGCGCCCTGTTTCGTGCCTTTTAAATATCGTACTAATATAGGATCAGTCCATTTGTTTTTGTTCCCAAAATCAACATAAACAATATCTCCCACCGCAACACCATCCGGTGTCAAATCGGTTGTCTGAGCCACGAATGTGGGATACATATCAATAATGCGTTGATGTGGCCCTTCCCCGGGGGCAAGACTCTCCGGAATGGGCAACGCTGCATGAATTTCTGGAATTCTAGCTTTTACCCGCACCAACACAGGAGGATCCGGCATTCCAGTACCCCAGAGCCAACCACCAGCAATCGGTGCGGGGTCTGCGCCCCCGGGCGTAACAATACGTAAAACAACTGCTTTATACGGGCCCGTATTATTTATCGCGTTAAGGCCATATTGATTATCGGCGGCGCCTGCGACGGCATCCATAAAAGTCTGGCTTGAATCTTGCCTCTGACGATTGCCCCCAATTGGTTTGCCTATATCGTTAAGAGTACCAAAACCTAGGTTAGTTAAATTTGCCCCCGGAGAGGCTGGAGGAGTGGTTGGGGGGGTGGGGTTGGCCATTTTATGAGATCTCCTTTATTACATCAAAAAGTTTATTTTTATCGTTATCTGATAAATTTTGAGTTTCTACCCTTCTTTTTTGCAGCAACGAAGCGATTTTTACTAATTGCTCATTAGACCTTTGGAGAGTTTCAACGTATTTGGCGGCAATATTTCCTATATCCTTGTGATTATCTTTGGAGTTTTTAACATATTGTACCGCATCTAGAAGTAGCATTTTGGTTATAGCCCTGTCTTCTTCGATATTTTGGATTGCATCTTGAAGATAGGCATCGAGATTTTTAAGTTCTTTCTTCATATTGTAAATAGAAAAAAAGAAACTTTTTTATATCTTTCCGTCAAGCCAATTTTTTTTGAAATATCTGTATTTAACGCGCAGCTTATTAAGATTGTTGACAACTTGCTTGGTGTTGAGGCCCGTTAGTTCCCGCAAATAAAGATAAACGGCCTTTTTGTTAAAAATCTCAATCTCATCCGAATGCTCTAAAAGAATTCTAACCGCTTTTAACACTCTTTCTTCATTGGGTTTTAACTTATCTTCACCCCATCGATCAATCTCTTTCCACAAGTATAACCAAAATTCTTGCTCTTCCCTGTCCCTTTCATATGAATTGTGCGTAGACAGATGTTCTTGCTCCAAATCCTTTGTTATATCATCATATTTAACTTCGCGCTTGGTCTGTTGAGAATTCTTTTTAACTTTGTGGATAAACCAATTTTTAGTAATAACGCTGAAATAAGAGAACGCTTTGGAGCCTCGATTAGGGTCATATTTCTCTAATATTGTTGTGAGCCAGATTTTGCATTCATCTTTGAGAACATCAACGTTTGGGAGATTCGTAAATTTATAAGTATAAATTATTTTGTCTACCATTTCGCTAAAAGCGGGTCCAATATACTCAATATACAATTCTGTTCTCAGTTCTCTATCAACCGATGAGGCATATTGAATTATTGCGTTTTCATGTACTTGTGTAAAATAATAATTTTTTTTAGTTTTCTGGGCCATGTTCCTCTTCGCCAAATAAGTCTTGTGGAGCTTCTTGCTGACTTAAAGAATAGATGTCTTCAAAATCTTTTATTTCTTCCACAATCTCTTTAGAGTGTTTGATCAACCCTTCGATGGTGGGGTCACCATAATAAGTTTCTTGACTCTGTACCCCCTCTAAATGAGAGGCAAAGTCACCCATAGAAACTCGCAGCTGCAAAACATTATCCGACGTAAAAATCAGCTCTTTTAACATTTTTTTAATGTACCACACTAATAGTACATTCGCCGCAATACTCAGACATAACAGTATTGATAATGAAATAATCATTTGTATTCCTCAGAACTTATTCTCTCTTTCTCTTTTCGAAGCTCATTTTTAGTTTCCTCAATGTGATTTCTTACCAAATCTCCCACCTTGTGGGGGGAAACGGTCTTTGTATGGCCTGGTATAATAAACAGAACTGAGGGTATTCTAACCAACAGGCCGTCACATTCTTCACAACTTTCTAATTTCTTAGTTATTGAGTGAACCACTTCAAATACCTTTTCGCACTCATCACACCGATAAGTGTATTTAGGCATTCTCTTCTTCCATGGTTTGCGCAGCTTCTTCTATGGAAGAAGTTGTTTCTTCATTTAATTTAACGAGCGGCGGGTTCACAACTACAATTCCCTCTGGGGACATTTTCATTTTAAACCCCTGCAGAACTGGTACAATATCGCTCTGCTCTAAAAGGCTCTTCTGTAGAGACATCATAATCGCACCCAATGCTTGATCTGAAAATTTCATTTAATTCTCCTTTTATTTTCGTCTAAAAACATTTTAATATAATCAGTTAACCTAACCTGGGGATTCCAGTTAGTTTTTTCCATCGTTTTGGATATGTCAGCTAGAGTTTCTTGACTTTCTCCAGTTCGGGAAGGTAAATATTTTTTTTGCCCACCGAATAAATCAGCGACTTCTTTTATAGAATAATTGGTTCCTGTACCTAAATTAAAAACATCACCAACCCACTTTTCTTTGGACAGTGCTATGAGCCCTCTACAAATATCATCTACATGAGTAAAGTCCCGGCGCTGTTCCCCATCCCCCACGATAGTCAAAGGTTCCCCGTTAATAGTCTGCTGCTCAAATAACCCTATAACCGGTGTGTATTGCCCGATAAGAGGATTGCGCGTGCCATATACATTAAAAAATCTAGCGATAACGGTGGGAACTTCAAATACCTTAGAATACATCTTACAAATTTCTTCCCCCTGCCATTTAGAAAAAGTATATGGGTTTAAATATGTGCCTCCATAGAACGAACTAGATCCAGCATATACCACCTTACATTTATTTTTTCTAGCATATTCACAAACAGTCATAGTTCCAAACGAATTGTTTTCATATGTATATGCAGCACACTCAAAACTAGGCTGAATTCTGGCCTGGGCGGCGAGGTGAAAAATGATATCGATATTCGCCCCCATTTTGTCTTTTATAACAGAAGCGGCGGCGGCGCTGGATAGAACGTCTTTAAAATCACCAAAAATATATTCCGCGTGAGAGTTGCAATATTCCTTTTTACCAGCCGATAAATCATCAATAACCAAGACATGATAACCCATTTTTACTAGTTTGTCTACTAAGTGGCTCCCAACAAACCCACAACCTCCAGTTACTAAAATTTTATTCATATGTAACCGCTCGTCCTTTAAGCCGTTCCCAATCTTTTTCGGGGCGCAGTCTCAGATTCTGATCCCATATGGCTTTCAAGATAGTGGGGTTTAAATCTTGTTTTTCCATTTCATAAATCAAAGCATTCACATCTTTCGGAAAACACGATCCTCCGAACCCCAATTTTCCATCTGGTCCTGGGGCGTGTAAATGCGTTTTTCCTATTCTCTCATCATATAAGGCATATTCCACTACCTTATCATAATCGACCTCAATTGAATCACAATAATTTTTCATTTCATTTGCGAAACTCACTTTTGTGGCCAAGAAACAATTCAAAAAATACTTAACCGTTTCAGCAATCGTAGAGTGGGTTTTAATAATAGGAATAGTTGAAAATGCTTTTTTAAATAAAGTTTTAACCTTGGTGGAATATGGGCGTGGACCACCAATAATTATTCTATTTTGATTTTTAAAATCCTCTAAATGATTGGCTTCTGTTAAGAATTCAGGATTAAAAACAATTTTCACATTTTTATAATAATTATTTAAAGCTGCAGTTGTGCCTGGTGGGACCGTCGATTTCAAAATTAAAATCTTCTCATTTCCAAACGATTCAATCTCCGAAATGACATTATCCACAATCCGCAAATCACACGAACCATCCCTTTTCATGGGAGTTGGCACACATATAAAAATAAAATTAGTTTTCGAACACAATTCTTCTAATGATTGACAACTAGATTCTCTATATTTATCGTATGTTTCTACCGGGTAATGTTTCTTAAACCCTTCATAAACGGCTGTGCCCACAAATCCGCGTCCTACAACACCTATCATCGTCTAATCCCCCTTTATAACCCTATAACTATCGCTATCAAAATGTTGGGTAGAAAATTCAAAAAGTTCTGTATCTTCCAAGGCTATCATTTGGTGACGCAACCCCGTATATACATGAAAATTATCTCCTTGCTTTAAAATAATTTCTCCTGCTGTTTCTAAATTATCGCTGTCGGAATATTTAACGAGTAACTTTCCCGATTGCACATAAAATACCTCATCCTTTATTTTGTGATAATGCCAGGAACATCGTTTGCCTTTTACAAAATAAAGCAGTTTGCCACAATACTGTTCACAATTCACAATCCATTTTTCGAAACCCCAACCCTTTGGGACAAATTTAATTGGCAAAGAATTGCTCATCGTTTATTCCCTTGTCATCTATATAAAAATCAGCCGCTGGTTTGCCTAAAAATAGATGATGATATTTAGCCCCCCACGATTTTAGTTGTGCAGAGGTTAATTCGTAAAATTCTTCAATTGCAAAAGCCGAATTATTATTATGACGCCCCATTCCCCTGGCCGTCATATAAAAGATGGTGTGCCCTTCATCATAAAGCTGGTTGATTTTTTCGATTCTATCAACAAAGGGGGTGGTCTCATGATAAAAATCTCCATCATTTTCGCACATTTTCACACAGATGGTGCCGTCAATATCAAAAACATATGTCACTTATTGTTCTCCAGTACTTTGGTAGTTGAATAGCCATCAATATAATTAAATATTCTTACTTCTGTGAAGTTATTTCCTACAACGTTTTCCACTTTGTAATCGCCTCCTTTAACAATTATATCAGGCTTAACTTCTTTTATTAACTCGAACGGTGTCTCTTCATCAAAAATGATCACCTCATCAACATACTTACATGATTGTAACACAAATTGTCGGTCTTGTTGAGAAAAAAAGGGGCGGTCGGTGCCCTTTAACTTGCGCACGCTTGAATCGCTGTTAAGGCCAACGACGACATACCCCAAGGTCCTGCAATATCTTAGTAATTCCATGTGCCCTCGATGTAATATGTCAAAACACCCATTAGTAAAAACAGTCCTCATATGACACTTACACCGGGTTTTTGCACAACTTCCGTAGCACATTCATTAGCAAATATTATAGCCTCACCTATGTCTTTTGTTTCTACATACTTTATTGCCAATGCGGCTATAAAAGTGTCGCCGGCACCCGAAACATCTTTAATATCAACTTGGGTAACCGGATAGATAATATCGTTGTAGCGTGCCCCTTCGGGTCCGAGAGTAACAATCAACTTGTCTTTGATATTAGGCTCTAATTTATGAGCGGTCTTTTCATACTCATAATTGTTAATTTTAATAAAAGTCATTTTTTCACACCAAGAGCCCAACACTTTTTTGGTGTCTAAAAATACCAGAGGGTGCCGAGACGAGATAAAATAAATGTCTTCTTCCGACAAAAATCCTTTATTATAATCAGAAACAATAATAGCATCATATTTATTATAATCAATATTTTTTATCTTTGTTCGAGCATTCCTTTTCCTATACTTGTTATCGTTACAATCAAGTCTCATGAACATATGATTGGCGCGCTGATCAATAAATCGCGTTTTAGTGATATCTTTCCAGTTATTATTAGTCAAGAGTTCAACAGTGGCTCCTAATTTTAATAAATTTTTCTGGACATTTATGGCCATTCCCCCATTTTCCACGGTTCTTATAGAATTGAAAACAGGAACAGGCGCCTCTGGACACAATCTGTTACACACTCCATAATTAAAAATATCTCGACACCCCTCTCCTACAACTAAAATTTTCATGTTTAAGCATCCTTGACAATTTCGCAAATCAAATTAATTTCTTGTTCGGTAAGTTCGGGATAATTGGGTAAAAAGAAGCCACAAGAGTGAATGCGGTCACTCACTTCATCATGAAATTCTCCATACATATCGGCCCAAAAAGGATGTAAGCCTAAATTGCCCGCACTAAAAATACGAGTTTCTACACCATTTTCTACTAACCGCGTTACAATATTTTTTCGATGCTCCGTACTGGTTGCCAAAGCTCCAAAAGAAATAGAAACAGGGCAATCAGCCCCCCACTTTTGGAATTCAACGTGGCCTTCCAACTTTTCCGCATAAAGCTGATGATTTCTATTTCTGTTTTCAGCAGCCCAAGAAGCTTTTTTAACTTGCCTTATGCCCAAAAAAGCTTGAAGGTCTGTAGATCTGAGGTTATACCCGGGGACGAAAAACGTGAATGGACTATGAAAATCATCAATTTCATATTTCGTCATTAACTTGTCAGACGATTCTTTAGATAAATCTTTAGCCCATCCATGAGACCGTAGCATTAAAAGCATTTCATATAGCTCTTTATCGCCCGTGTTGACCATTCCCCCCTCAATTGTTGAAAGTTGATGTCCAAAATAGAAAGAAAAAGAGGACATATCCCCCACAGTACCGACCATCGATCCATCTTCATATGCGGCGCCCAGGGCGGCACAAGCGTCCTCTAGCAAAATAAATCCATATTTTTCCTTTAACTGCAAAATGCGTTCTTTGTAATGAGGAACACCTAATACTTGTACAAAAATAACAGCGTCGGGTCTTTCGCGCTCGCATACCTCCTCTAATTGGTCCAAATCAATACCAAAAGTATCTTTATCTGCGCCCACCATAATTGGGTGTAACCCAAGCTGAATGGCGGGAGAAATTGTAGTTACCCACCCGACAGAAGGAACAACAATTTTTTTATTAGGAATTCGACCAGCTTGAAGCGCTGCCGCAATCATTAAAAGGTTTGCTGAAGATCCTGAATTGTTAAAAACTGCATGCTCGGTACCAATATACTCGGCCCACTGCTCCTCAACTTCCCATGTTAGTTTGTCTTTTGTTAAGCGTGGATAAGTTTTCAGCCACTCGCAAAGAGCATCGATATCTTGGTTATTTATAGTTTCTTTTGCTAATGGAAATTTAATTTTCATAATTTTAGTCCTTTAAAATCTATGCCATTTGCATCCCTTTCAGAAATGATTGGGCTACTGTATGGCCAATTAATATTAATATCTTTATCGTCCCACCTGATTGTAACCTGATTCTTAGGCCCGTTATAGTACTCAGACCATTTATACCAAAAAATACATTGATCGGTTAAGCATAAATGACCATTCAAGCACCCAGCCGGTACTAAAATCAATTGAGGTTTTTGTGCACTAAGGGTAAAGGTTTCAATATTTCCATAGGTAGGCGAATTTTCTCTACCGTCCACAACGGCTAGGAAAAAACTTCCACTTAAACAACCAATTAGTTTCCATGTAGTCTTGTCCCCATGTAAGCCTCTAAGCACATTATGGGTAGAAATAGATATTTTATCTTCCACAAACCTCATATTCCAATCTTGTGTATTATATAAGGTCCATATTTGACCACGGTCGTCTTCGAAAGGGTCCAAATCCGCCACAACTAAATCTTTAATAGTTTGGCTTTCTTCCTTATTTTTCAAAAAAGATATATGATTTTCATACATAATTTAAATTTCTTTCTTCCACAAGATCATGAAACAATTGTTTATAAATCTCAGCATCGTGGGCCGTTTTATCATCATAGGTAATATTTTTCGTACCTACCAATCTCAAATCGGATGAGGGACAATCATTTATCGGTTCGCCCATGAACCCAGCATAAAGGGGCATATAATTGTCTCCGTAGTGATGAATAAATTTAGGATGATATATGTATCCGCCCAACTGTTTATCAATTGTATCCCTGTGAAGTACTGGATAACCGCAAATTCTATATGTATGTTTATCGAAGCCAAAGGTGGGTATGCTAGTATACCCATGGGTATAATGTGCATTCGGGAAAGAAGGTATAGGAGACCCCATCCCTAAAATCTTAAATTTCTTGTCTTCATAATAAGAAGAATCCAAAATTCTTATCGCCTTGTCCGGTGACATGTTGGAAAACATATACTCATCGTTAGCAACGAAAACATATTCTCCTTTGCTCTTAGTGCACAAAAAATTAAGTGGATAAATGGACCCACCACTAATTTCTTCCTCTTTGAACCATGTTACATTTTCCCCCTCAACCGGTTCCGGCGAAAAAACTAAAATTTCTTTTTCATAAGAGCAGTTTGCGTTGATGCTCTCTATAACCTTATGAACAAATTCTTCATTTGGTCGCTCCGTATTTTTGGTGGGCAGTAAAAAGGACGCTTTCATATTCAATCTCCTCCATGTTGGCGCACAATATGGTCCATTAAGTTTGTAAAATTGTTTCTATGATTCTCTCTAGAATGATTTACCTTATACCATGCTAAAATGTTTTCTGATTTTGTGATCAATAATTCCCGGTTTTCGCACAAATTTTTAATACGAGGAATAATATTGTTCAAATAGGAAAAACAGCCCGCAGGGGAGCTGAAATCTTCTACTCTGTGTATCAGCGAATTAAAGCCATCAAAGCAAAATTCAGAGATACCCCACCCAGTACTAACAACAGAAGGCATACCATAAGAAAAAGCCTCAGTTAGCGATGCGGAATGTACTTGTTTGGACGGAAGCAAATATATATCTTGTTGTGCCATAAGCTCTTCTAACTTATCGCGGCTTAAATATTCAGAAATAACGTCTACCCTTGTAGGGTGCAGAGTTTTACACTTCATAGGGGTGGGAGATCTATAGGTTAATTTAACATTAATATTGTTGTCTAATAATATGGTGACCAATTCGTCAATTATTCGGCCGCCGCGATTAAAAAAATTGTTACCTCTAAAGTCGCTCCAACTGCTAGAAGCATATAAATTGATCGGCCTATCTTTTTTGAGCGATTTGATTCTTTGCCTTATCAAATTTAAATTTTTTTCTGAAGAAGAGAGCGGGAGATGATAACAATTTGTTTTATATTTCGTCAATAATATGCGGCATGTGTCTTTAAGGTGACTTACGAATCCCATAAAGTTTTTATTGTCTAGAAACAAAGACAGCACTTCCATCGGCACAGGAGCCCAAGGTGGGGTAACTAGGGGATCCGCATGTACCCCATCGAACGTATTGGGTTCTTCCAAATATAACAAAAAAGGTAATTCAAAATTCTTGGGGCTTAAATATATCGAATGATTAATACCATCTGGAGAATCTAACCCCAATATGTTGATGTCGTGGTCCACGCCCTTACTTATTGCCCTTAAAACATCATACATAGTGTGATCTTCTTTCATTGAAATAATATTAATCATTACGGTGCGGCACCCCTTAAAGAATTTCTTAAAATGTGGTCAGGTATATTGCCCATCCCCATCGAATGATCATGAACTAGACCGGACCTAGAAGGATTAAATGGAATATTTAATTTTTTCCTAACTTCTTTTTCTAATTTTTCCCGCTCTTGTACAAGATCTTCCGCTGAAATATGATCGGTCCAAACATACGATATATATCCCCCATCAGGAGCGCCTTTATAATAATCTTGATCCACACAATAATCTAATTGCGCCTGATATAGACGATCTCCATTTTTAGGATCGGTGTACACATAGCGCTTGCCATCGAAGACGGCATCATCAAAATAAGGAGAGCCGGGATATGTGGTGATAATTGTGCAATCAAAATCATCTGGCTTTGTCTCTAAGAGCCATTTTTTTGTGTTGGCAATAGTCTCGGAACTTTCACCAGCGTGCCCAATTGACATTAGAGCTTTGACTTTAAGCCCATGCTTCTTACCAATTTCTACACACCGAGTATTATCATCGCGAGTCGCGTTTTTTCTAATATTAAACAATATCCTTTCATCGCCGGATTCAAAGCCAGTCAAGAGCCATCTAAATCCAGCCTCGTACATAGCTTCAGCTTGATCGTCATTAAACAATTCGGCCTTGATAAACCCACGTAATTTAAACTCGGTATTATACTTTTTTTGGAGATTTTTAATCTCTTTCATCAAAGGTACCATCTGCTTATTGACATTCAGTTCATCATCATAAAGCATGAACCCTTTCATATCATAAGTCTTATATAAATGTTCTATTTCTCGTATCACCGAATCGGTCGATCTGACGCGGATTTTTCTTAAAAAAGGAGAGTTTCTTCCACTACAAAACGTACAATGAAACGGGCATCCCAACTGAGCTATCAAACTTATTGCTCTTTCGCCCTCAATAAAGTATTGATAAGAATCCACATCTACCAAGTGCCTAGCTGGTAGCGGTAATTCGGTAAAATTATCGTTACTTAAAAAGAGTTTGGATTTTCTGTCATCGGCGTCTACAATACCCTCTTCCAGTTCCAACGCTTCAAAAACAGCCAACTCCCCGTCTCCGCAAACTAAAATATCAAATATTTTCCCAAGCTGCTCCAGGTCTTTGGTAGCGCGGTCGCTTCCCACAAAATTTTTCTTCTTCTCTCTCTTGGCAGCTGCGTTCATGAGAGTTACATGAGGGCCCCCCAATATTAATTTATCAACCCTACCCCCAATATGATGGCCAATTTTTACTGCGTATGGGACTTGAGGGGTGGTGGCAGTAATACCAATAATTTTGGAACTACCTTCCATCGCTAAATAATCATCTAAAACATTTAAATAATTATTGACGCCACTTAGATCCAAAAAATCAACCTTATACCCCCTTTGTTCTAAAGCCGAAGCTACCTTTAAGATGCCAATATGCATAAAAACTCTTTCGTCTAACAAAAAAGGAGAGGGCGGCGTAATTAGGCAAATATTTTTAGTTGTCATTTTCTTTTAACCACTCAATAAATTGTAATGTAGGATCTTCAAAATATTTTCTCATTTTAATTTCGAAAAACTCTTTAGCATTATAGCTCATTTCTTTTACTTTATCAAGAGATATTTGTTCAACTTCCATTAACTCTTTAGCCATTTCATCTATAGGTTGGTGGGGGCTGATCTGAAAGTAGAATGGTTTAACTTTATTAAACTCGTGACCCATGGTAAATGAATCCGATACAACAACAGGTATTCTAGAAAAAAAACATACTTCAAAAAACCTAACTGAATCGACCCCGGTGCCCGAAGGGCAAAGAGCAAACGTATTTTGTAATATCATTTTACAATATTCAGAGACTATCTTGTTGTTCGGATGTGTCTTTCCTTGCCATGACGAATTGAATTCAATATTTGTTTTTACTTTGGCCAGTTCGCAAGCTTTGGCCGTTTTGTGCCGGATACCGCGAGGATCGGGGAATCCTTTAAAGCCAAAACTTTTATTAGATTCCAAAGTGTATTTTATTTGCCTGTTATTTCTGATGACATCCAACAACAAATTAGAAACTGCTGGACGTGCAAAAATTTTGATACCTTCATATTCTTTTTTAACACCTGAGACACTAACGATAGATTTTTTTAACCACTTGGGAATACTATTGTGAAACCAATCCCCCTCAAAATCAATTATATGTTTTTCTTCATTCCCCTCAAAATATTTAAATTCTTTTTCAGTCGGCAACGGAAGGCCGCAACTTACTTGTCCCATATAATAATAATCTGCTTCTTCCGCCGTAACCACTTCACAGTGCTCTTTGATGCCTTTTTCGCTAAACGGAACCAAATTATAATACTCACCCCCCATACCATCTTGCACATGTGGGCGCGCATTCGGATAAATATATATTTTAAGCTTTGTCATTTTTGCTCTCATTTGCCTCAAGAAATAAATTTACACTTAATTCTGTCATAATCTAATTCTTCCGAATTTAAGAAAAAATATTTATTTATATTGTTAATCAATTTATCGGGGTCCTTGGGGTATCCACTCTCATTATAGGCATTCAAATCGTGGTTCATAATGTTGTTGCACTCCTCATATCCCAACCCGGCGGTGTGGGCCTCTGGGTCGCGGATGAATTCCGCTGCGTCTCTTCCATGTAATAGATTATTCCATGGATTATTATGAGCCAGAGACCAGTGAGGCACACTACAAGAGGCGCCATCTATAGACTTATGGTGCTCGATTTCGATATCCTTTAATATGGCCCAGCGCTTTTCAATGGCAGCACACAAAAATGTAAATGTGGATTCTGTGCAGTATGCGGCAAATACATCGGGCCATATTTTATTATTAAAATTTTTAAGAAACTCGTTGTCATGCAAAATCACATGCGCATTACATGCTTTCCCCACCGGTATTATAAAATTTTCATCTTTTATTTGGACTTCTTCAGGCTCATGATCAAAACCTATTTGATCAAATCCTGTATCTGTGTTAGTCTGAAGGGATAACATGCCATAGCTGTTGGTTTTTAAATTTTCATAAGCTTCGGCCAACACATTTTTTTGTTCCCCGAATGTACAGCCCGAATCGACATAAAGGTAGCTCTCAAATTCTCCCAGTTGTTTCACACACTCTTGAACTGTTTTATTAAAAGTGATGTTTACAGTGTGCGGCTCGGCGTGATAACAATATGATATTTGGTTGCCAAAAGTATTATAAATCTCTCTAAAGCAATCCATACTATTTAAGCACGAGGAAAGAACCACCCTATAGTCTTCGAATTCTTGGCTTAAAAGACTATTAAGACATTTGATATACCACTCGGGATGGTCCTGTTTTATACCACAAGTATTATATACCACTAACATCTTTCTTTTTTTCATAACTCACCTTCTCCAGAAACATGTGGAGCGCCTTTTGTTAAATTTTTACACAAGTCAACATAAATCTTCAAAGATTCGAGATACCCGGGCGGATACTTCTGCTCGGGGCCCCCATAAGGCTCAACAGAACCATCTTCAATTTGGTCGGTATTCTGCATTTGTTTTAAAGAAATGTAATCACATTCAATTGGTAGTTCCCCATTAAGTACCAAAAAATAGCTCAAATAGTTATCCGCAAAGTGAGAACAGATATTAAATCGCGGGTGAAAGACATACCCATTTAAGTACTTGGTATACGTCTCTCGTGTAAAAAAAGGAAATCTACACATTACATTAGAAGGTATAAAGTCGGTTTCGGGAAAATTAGGGATTGGCCCGATATAACATGGAGCATCCGACGACATTGAAGCTATTTTCATTTTTCTGTTGCGAAATGTCAAAGAATTTAAATATTCCCCTCCTTTAGTTATGTGTGGAGAAACATAGTGGTCATCACATAAAATATAAATTATATCACCAGATGAATGGCGAGCAGCGTCATTAAAAGCGGTATTTCCATTTAGTTGTTTTTCATCTTTAACATATTTAATCCTCTCATCATCTATTTCGAACGGACAACAAACTACTATTTCTCCGTCTTCCAAGGCTCCAAAAGATGCCAGTTGATCAACGACTTTTTTGGCGTGAGTTTCATAATTTCTATTGGTAGCAATTAAAAAAGAATTTTTCATTACGTTATCTCCTCCCCAACATCTGCCGAGCGAGTCCGCGCTCGATATCCTTATCAATTGCGCCAAGTTCAGTTATTATTCCAGAAACCCATTTAACTGGCGTTACATCAAAAGCAGGATTATATATTTTCACGTCCGAAGGGGCCACCTGTACGCCTCCGATATGGGTGACCTCAGTACGTTCCCTCTCCTCAATTGGGATCATTGATCCGTTCCCCAGACTCATATCAATCGTTGACCACGGGGCTGCAACATACAAGGGGCGCTTATGACTGTGCATTAACGCGGCGACTCCCCGAGTACCAATTTTATTTGCGACATCCCCATTTGCCGTAATTCTGTCTGCGCCCACGACAGCACAGTTGATTCTATCTTGACCCAGAAGATGGGCGACAGCGCCATCTGGTATCAAAGTAACATCAATATTATCTTTCATTAACTCCCACGCTGTCAGCCTCGCGCCTTGCAAAACCGGCCTAGTCTCATCCGCATACACTTTAATTTTTTTGCCCTGGTTATGGGCGGCACGAATAACTGAAAGCGCTGTGCCGTGTTCAGAAGTAGCCAGGGCTCCCGCGTTGCAGTGTGTCAGAATTGTTGCTCCATCTTCAATAAACTCCGCGCCAAATTCTCCTATTTTGCGACACGATTCTACATCTTCTTCATAGATGTTATGGGCCTCTTCTTGAATCCGAGAAAGTGTTGTATCTTGAGACCAGACCGACTTCATTCGGTTAAGTGCCCAAAACAAATTAACTGCGGTGGGGCGTGTGCACGATAATCGCTTATGAGCCTCCTCTAAATTTTCACCGCGATAAGCTGCCAAAGCCATGCCGTATGCAGCTGCCAACCCAATCGCGGGGGCGCCACGTATAACCATAGTTTCTATAGCTTGTGCCACATCCTCTACCGTCTTTAAGTCAACATAAACTTCTTCTACAGGTAATTTTGTCTGATCTAGAAGAGTGACGATCCCCTTCTGGTAACAAATCGTTCTAAAGGTGCTCTTATTTTTCACTATAGTAATCTCCCCACTCTACCAACAAGGTGCTTTTACCATCTGTTCTATTGTAAGCTTTATAATAAGCTGGGAATATATCCTCCGGTTCATCAAGGCGTATAATTTCAATATTGTTCAACATCAACCGCATCCCATCGGTATAGTCCCCCACATGTTGGGCTTGCGGGTGAAGTGGCCTTTGTGACCCGACACTAGTTCTTATAATAACCTTTGGGCAATATTCCCCATGGGAAAAAACAGGCATTTTATCCAAATGATTGATCAACTGGTTCATAGTTAAAAGTAAAAAATTCCACCTAGGATATATACTGATTGGGATTGTCCCGTTAATTGCTAGTCCGTTAGTAATGCCCATTTGCAGTTCTTCATCTACCGGCATCTCTAATAATTTTTCTTTAGGGACATTCTTTAATGTATTAGTCATGGCGGTTCCCTTGTACTCAACCGCTTGTCCTAAAAACATCGTATCTGAACGTTGGCCCAGATATTCCATAGACCTTTCCAATTCGTCAAAATATCTCATTTAGGTCCTGTTCCCCATCTGTTCCATAGCGCTTCTAAAATTCGTGACCATTTCTAGAAACCCCTCGTCCGTTCCAGCAGGTTTTTTGGTGGCCACGAACATGATATAAGCTTTATGAATTGCACTCATACATTGCATCGCCTCCGATGAGCCCTCCATATACCCCGCTCTTGCGACCATTTCCTTCTCTCTTTGGTCAAGTTCCTTCTCTCTTTGGTCAAGTTCGCTACATTTTTTTCTAATATCTTCTTCCATCGCGATTAACTTTGCCTCTTGACCCCGCGATTTAGTTTCATTTGTTTTTTCTACCATACTAATCTCCTTTAAAGTTTGTGTCACATGCGTATGCGTTCGCCCTCTTTTGGCTCGTTCTGTGGTGCTGGCCCGGGGCGAATGGGTGTATTGCCGTAATGGTCGGAGGTCATGCCACCTGGCCTCCGATCTCTTCTTCCAAACTCCCCATATGGTGTTGGCCGATTCCCCAAAAAACTTTATTGCACTCATCGTGTAATTTATCTTTATCATACACAACTTGTATTTTATATTTTTCTTCCAATAATCGCAAGTAATGTTCTTTTTGCGGGTAAAGATGAAAGTGTCCGACGCCAAGCCACGATTTATAATTATATTGGTCCCAGTACTGCGGCGAAGTACCGTTGTGTCCAGAAACAGGGCAAACGGATCCATTTTCCCTGTTTCCAGAATAAGGTACGAGCCACCTTAAATCTTTATAAAGATCTTTAAATATAATCTCCCATCCGCAATTGTGGGGGAGCATTCTTTGTCGATGTTCGATTAAGCGATTTAAATAGAAGCCTTTTAGCATAAAAAACGAAGTGCTGTAGAGTGTTCCCCCCTTTGTGAAGGGTGGGTTGGGGCTACAGTACGTTAAAAAAGTAAACCCGTCATAGGCGCCTGTAATTGTAGATTCACAAAACTCTTTAAACTTCCCTGCTTCCAAAATCCAATGATCGCCAAAGGTGATAAGAGCGTAGCGATCCCAATTGCCTATATCCCTTTCTATATACCACTTGAGCAATTCCACAAATGTATGATGACAAGCCGAGCGTGCGGCATCAAGAAATTTCGCTCTCTCCTGTTTGTGTACAGTTGGAAGAGGAGGTTTGCCAGGGCCAAAACGCACGATGGGGCAGTTTTCTGGGTGGAACTTGATGCAACACCCAAGTTCTTCAAACAGGGGAATGTAGGGATGGTTTTTCATAGATGGGTCGCTTATATACAGATACACTTGCGCCTCTATACCTTGTGTTCTTATTAACTGCAAACCTATATATGTACTTTCTATTTCAGAATGCATATGAATTAATATATCCACTTTATCCCATGAGTCGCGGGGAGATATAGAATCATAAGAATATTTCTTCGTTAATTCATCGAACAAGCGCTTCACTTAAAATTGCACCCTTATTCCCGCCCCAGCATGGGGATATTTATCAAGTTTGTACTTGTAGTAAGTAATATAATCATCACTCAGATCTTCATAAGTAAGGATTTCTTGCTTCCAGGTGGCCCTTGTATTCGTACATACCGATTTGCCATTATCTTCAATAATGAAATGAATCGGGAGTTCATGATTGCGCGAATATTTTATGCACTCATGAGCCATCCCAGTTTCGGATGTCATCTCTCCCATAAAGCAATATACCTTGTTTGTTCCCCCTTTGCGTTTAATATCTAATGCAACTCCAACAGCAATTGGTAAGACTCCGGTAACAATACCAGAACAAAAAACTTTATGTTTTTTGAAACATAAAGAAATAGACCGACCTTCTAAAATTGCCGTCTTAAGCTCCTCGCGGGGCACCCCTTTAAGCAGGCATTGATAATGACTTCTCCACGACCCCATAACCCAATCTTCTTTTCCAATATTGTGCTTTTTAAATATTTCAATTATTTGCTCTTCGTTATCGTCATAGAGGTGAACCGGGGCCTTAATCATGGCAGAGTTAAAACATTGAGCCATTTCGTTCTCAAATTCGATTAATTCTTCTTTTGTATACACCCTAGTCTCCTAAAATTTTTCTTTTAAGCCTAATTTTGTTCATCTCTTTAATATTTTCTATGGCTTCGATACCACCCTTGTCTTTTACTTTTTCTAGAAATGGAGGATAAGAGTGATATTCAATATATGCCTTGTCCCTGAAATCTAAGATTTCCGCCGATGTTAAGGTCTCTGTTGGAAGCGGATAAGTATCATATCCATGCCAAGAAAAGCCTTCATAAGTTTGTGGTAATTCGATACCTTTTTCTAGAGCGTCCTTATATAGCTGACTTCCCGGAAGTGCCATGGCGGCATAAGCATTCCATCCAAAAGTACACAACTCTTTACTTAAATCTAATGTTTGTTGCATACTTTCCCGAGTGTCACCTGGAAGTCCAAAGATATAATTTGCCATCACCTCAATACCGGCATCGTGCACATAATCAATAACTTTCTTAATATCTACATCCTTGAATTTACCTTTAGAAATCTCCAGTCGAACATCCCGACTGGAACTCTCAATTCCTAAAGCTAACCACTTAATGCCCGCATCTCGCACTAATTTTAAAAGTTCAGGTCTGCGAACCGTATCAACTCTGGAATATGCCCACATCCGCAAGCGTTTGCCGTATCCTCTATCCCGGAGCATTTCACATAGTGGGACATAATATTTTCGATTAAGTAAAAACATTTCATCGGTAATTTTGATAGTTTCAACACCCATTTCTACCAATTTGTCAAACTCTTTAATGATGAACTCTGGTGACCAATAGCGCATCAAATTATAATTACCAGCAACCCCCACCTCCTCATCATCATCTCTATTAAGAATGTTGATCATACAAAATTCACATTGAAATTGACACCCCAACGAAGTTTGAATGGCCGCATAAGGAGAGCGCTTACTCTCATCATACTCAGCATGCCACATAGGAGCCCTATATAGATCTAAAGGTTTTTGGTCACAAGGGAGCAAATCCCATGCGTATCCTGGTAAATCTATGTCCATTCTGTCGCCGGGGACTACACGTTCGGGAGGATTAATTTTAGGAATGCCATTCTTCCTCCACACGACTCCTTTGATGTGTCCCATGTTGTTGATATCAATTTTAGATTCTGATAAAACATTTCTTAAAGCGTAGACGCCTTCATTCGTGAAGCCAAAATCAATAGAAGATTCTTTGTTCAATGCTGTCGATGGAACAGCCTGTATATATGAGCCCACATAACAAATAGGAGCGCACAGACCCGATGATTTAAAATAGCTCGATAAGGCTACTGCCCCAGCCATATTTGAAGTGCCAGCATTAACATTTTGTCCATATACCACAAAACAAACAAGACGCGGATTTAAATCTTCAACCCGAGCCAGCGCCTCTTCGTTTGTAAGACTTTCAGCTGTAACGTCAAGTATCCCAACTTTAAAACCGACCGATCTACAAGATTGCGCCAACAAAAGTGACCATGTTGGGGGTTCAATGGCAGAATAATTTTTAGCTAATTCTTGATACATGCCGACTGAATTGCCCGGGCTGATAAACAAAACATCCATTTTTATATTCTACCTCTGTCTAATAGTTGGCATACCATGGAGATTCAATGATACTGTATGCTTTAATAAGTTGTTCAATACCATCATCTAAATCATATTTACACGCGAACCCAGTATCATAAAATTTTTGACTGCTTACAATATAATCTCGGGTATCAGGATCAGAAGTAAATTCTGCTCTCATAATCTCCAGTGGTAAATGATTCTGAATTTTTTGGGCTAGCTGGAGTTTGTTCATATTTAATTCATCATTCCCAACATTATAGGTTTCGTTTTTGCATCTTTCCCAATTATCGATAACAAACATGAAGGCATGACACACGTCCTGGATGTGTACATAGTTGCGCATGAATTCGCACTCGTAGAGCACTAAAATTTTCTCTCTAAGTGTCTTAAGAACAAAGTTATTGACCAATAAATCGGTCCTCATTCTAGAGGCGGGGCCAAAGACAGTAGCCAAACGAAAAGTGACATGATTTTCTACATTTTTATATTCGTTTTCGCCTGCAACTTTTGTTTTTCCATAAAGAGATACAGGGTTGAGGGGGGATTCTTCCGTGCACACAGAGCCATCAACGCTCGTACCATAACCTGAGTTAGTGCATGGGTAAATGATTCTTTGATCATTAGATTTTGTTTTAGCAATCCACGCATTAACCTCGTGATTAATTTCGTGCGCTCCTCTCACGTCCCTGTCACACAACGGAAATCCCACAAGAGCGGCTAGGGGGATAATAACATCTGCCTGTGTTGTGTAGCGCTCCAAAAGAGATAAGTTTCTAACGTCTGCTTTGACGAAATGAAAATTAGGATCAGGAGTGTACCGTAAAAGCGAAGTAGCATCATACATGAGATTATCATAAACTGTTACTTTGTGTCCATCCTTTAACAGGTGTCCAACCAATTCGCTACCAATATACCCAGCTCCACCGGTAATTAAAATATTCATTTAATAATTTCCCTCACATATTTAGCAATAGACAAGCAGCCAGTTAAACCTGGCGATTCAATGCCAATTAAATTAATAAAATTATTATAACCTAAATCATCTTCATTTTTTATAACAAAATCTTTAAATAGGCTATCTTTTTCTTGTAATTTTGGTCGAATTCCAGCATGCGCTGGGTATAAGTCATACAAATCCAGATCTAGATAAGAATTAATAGCGGCATGAAATTGAACTCTGTTTTCTTCTCCAATTCCATATTTTACCTCGTTTACATAATAAGCATTTGGACCAAAAGACAAGTTGCCATTCAAATCTAAAACTGTGTGTATACCTAAAGACTTGCCATTTGGATCTGGGGTTGGATATATCAACATGTTCATGTTTTTATATTTATTAGTCTGATAGTATTCGCCCTTGCACCAATATATCTTGTACTTGTCAATGCCTACCATTTTTGCTATTTTATCACTCCAAAGTCCAGCAGCATTTACTACTATCTTTGTTTGTATAATAACATCCTCACCGGTGGTTGTCAACTCATAAATGTCGTTTTTTAACTTAATTTCGCTTATTTCAGTGTTGTAGACACTTAAAACACCATTTTGCTGTGATATTCTCTTTAAATTAAGCATTACTAAATGACTGTCAACAATCCCGGTAATGGGTACATGAATTGCTTTTGTAGCTTTAATATTTGGTTCTAATTTTTTAATTCCTTTTTTATCTAGCATTGTCAGCGCCTCTACACCGTTTTCTATTCCACGCTGATATAATTGTTCCAGTACTTCCTCTTCCTTCCTGTTTGTTGCAACTATCAATTTGCCACATTTTTTATGGGGAATATTATATTTTTCTAGAAATTGATACATCAATTTATTACCCTCAATACACATTTTTGTTTTGAGAGTTTTTTTTGGGTAATAAATACCAGAATGGATTATTTCGCTATTTCTACTAGAGGTGTGCTGTCCAAAGGATTTTTCTTTTTCAACCAAGAGAACATTTTCATAAACTTCAGATAATTCTCTTGCAACCGCGAGCCCAATAACCCCTGCGCCGATTATGACAACATCGAATTCGCAAGTTTCGATCATGCATCCCAACTAATCTCCCAATCTTTAAAGTCGGCTGCTAGGCAGTCGATTTTATAATCTTTTCTCCCACCAGCCAACTCTTGAATTTTATTTTTTGCCGTGTTTCTTATACCATTTAATCCATGGGTGAGTTCAAGATTATTGCCGTCTTTGATGCCCTTACGATAGTTGGATTCGTTATGCCATATATGCAAATTCATCTGGGATAAAACCACAATCGCTCTTATGGTTTCAGAATCTAATCGAATATTTTCCTCATCTAAAATTAAACTAATGTCATGTAAAATTGCAACAATTTCTTCCCCGTATTCTTCTTTATGTTCTGCTATAAATACTTCCTTCAATTGTGCGATTGAAAGGCGATCAATTAGTTCAGATAAAGTAGGTAAATATTTTCTTTTTTCCATTTTATTCTTCCCCTCTTTTTTGAGTATAAACATCGTTAAACGCTTTTTGCCTTTTGGGCATGTATTCGCTATCATACCAAATTTCAGAAACTCCAACTGTTTTATGAAACGCATATCCATTTTTCTTTAAAAGTTCCCGACAAAGATGATCCTTATCCAGGTCAAGCCCATCTAATTCCACCACTATTAAATAAATGGGGATATTCCAATCAATAGTTTTTAGTACCTCATACTCGCCGCCCTCAACATCAATAGAAAGCAAATCAACATAACGCATATCGTTTTCTTTCATTAGTGAAGATAATTTTTTAGTTTCTACATCAATAGATCTGCTAACATACATCGAATTTGCAATATCCGATTCGGGATTCGCATAGGCTCGGGCCCGGGCAGCGGGTGACATCGTAGCTTCCACTCCCGAAACCCATGGGCCTCCCATACCGCCGCCGACTAAAAACGATACCGGGTCTTTTTGCGGGCTAACCACGCAATTATATAAGCAGTTGCTAGGACGAGTTCTTTTTAAGGTTTCAAACATTTCGGGTACTGGCTCTATTAAAATTCCTTTAAACCCTAGTTCCTCTTCAAAAAATTTAGTATTGGAAAACTTTACACCATCTGAGGCTCCTAATTCTATATATGTACCCCCATTTTTAAAAGTGGCAAGATCTTTCGAGATAAAGTCTATGTATACTTCAAGGTCTTCCCCATGCTGGCCATAGAAAATCACAGCTGTCGAAACACCAAATTGGGTTTCGATTTGGTCACCGTTCTTCCATTTACAATATTCAACTAATCTATGTTTTTTTTCCACGAGGTCTCATTCTCCCAAAAACTGCCTAAAATAGGCTCCATATTTCTTATTATTATTATAACCAAAAATGTGCGAATATTTAAAGAATAATTTAGCTTCTTCTTTTTTCTGCCTTAAGTTATTCTCTTGTTGTGATCTTCCCCCTTCAAGATATAATCCTATAATTTTATTAATTTTTTTAAACCTACTGCCATTATTAACTGCCCTAAGCCACATCTCCCAATCATCGGCAAAATCATGATTTTCTTCATCAAAAAACCCTACCTCTTCATGTATTTTCATTCGCCACATTGGCATAGGCCCTGGTAGGCATTTAATCATATTTTCTCTAGAGAACTCCCCTAAAGAATGTTCTACTAGCGTGGATGCTTTTGTGTGTTCGCACGTTTCATTTTTTATAGAAGTGACTAAACAGTCGCCGTATACTAAATCAACATCTTTATTATGGGACAAACTATCGTACATCACACGTATAGCGTCCTCTCTTTTACGGTCGTCAATACATGCCAAGGCAACATAGGGGGTGGAAACTTTCATGAGGGCTAAATTGTGCCCCGCTGTGGGGCCAAATCTTTCTTCAAAACGACAATAAACGATATTATCGTACTTTTCCAAGTAAGGGTTGATTATATCTCTTTCTCTACCAGGAGAAACAGAATCAATTAAAATAAGTTCGCACTCATCAAACATGTCGAGGTTTGTTATATTTTCCAAAAACCCCTCTAAATATTCTTCTCCACTATGAAAGGTAGAAATGATACTGACCTTTTTCTCAGCAACCGTTTTCTTAGCCTCTGTTGATTCTTTTATTAAAATCTCACATATTTCTTCCCTCTTGCTAATCATATAATCGATTAATTTATCACCCTTGGTTGTAAACCAATCCTCTTGGGCGGCGCCCACAAGTCCATTAGTTTTGACAGACATCCCCATCATCCTCGCTTCGCACACTATGCGCGATAAAGTCTCAGGTGTACCCGGAAAAAACACTAAGGTTTTATTCCTTCCTAATTTCTCCAAAAAAGCAATATAATTATTGTCTGATACAAGCTCATACTCATGTCCATGCGCCTCACAATAACTGACCGCTTTAGAGGTATTTTTATGAGGAATATTCGATTTCATTATGGAACATTTTTCTGTCTTTTTTTGACTTCCAATTGCTCTCAACTTCTCTAAAATATCCAACGACCAGAGGTTACCGCCCACGCTCAGAATATTATTTAAATTCAAATTTTTACACAAAATATCTCGATGAAAATTAGTCTGACATAAAACTTTTTGAGCATGCTTATAGAATAAATAATTTCTAAGCTGGGTGGATGGGGCTTTAAAATTTCGGTAAACAGCAGGATTCCTAGATGCTATATATTTGTGATCGTGTTCATAAATTATGTAATTTGCATTTTGAATTAACCACTCTTTACACTCGAAGCTTAATTCAACGAAATTACCTATGATAAAAAAAGAATCCTTGTTCTTTTTTAGATATCTCTTATCAACATGTCGGGAGTGTATTTTGCGAACTGTGTGTTTTTTTTCTTGTAATAGTTTGACAAGTTCTTCATTATTTAGCTCACCGCCGCCTATAACGTTTTCAAGGAATAAATCAGCGATAAAAATAAAGCATTTATTCATAATCCTGAATTATATTCTCAATTTCAGACATCCAATTTTCTTCTACCATTTCAGGTAAACAATTTTTGATCGGAGCTACAAACTTATCATACTGAATTTCGGGGGCGAACTCTTTATGCAGCCATGTCTGAAGTTGTTGGGCTTGTTTCTTAAAGCGCCCATAATCTTTACGCACTTCTCGCAAGCGCATTTTGAAAGACCCCTGCTCGGGATAACACCACATAGAACCTTCGTGTAATACCCCAGGCCAGATGGCTTCCTGTTGAATGGGTTGTAATTTGTGAGCCACCACCCCAAACATGGCTTTGCTTTTTTCCTTGCCAGTCTTTTTATCTTCAATGGGCATATGCAAAAAATCACATTGACCACTCCAATCCGGCGCTACAATTGGAAGTCCGCTATAAGCCGCTTCAAACAGCGGAAGCCCAAATCCCTCGCCGTGAGTAGCTGATATGATCGCTTTAATTTTAGGGCTTTTATATAGGGCATGTACTTCCTTGTCTGTCATACTGCCATGCATGAGATATATTTTACATTTGCGATTGGGATACTCACCCAATAAATTTTGCAATCTCTCGCTGGTGTGAAAACGATCCTTGCGAGAATCGTTTTGCCAGTTCGTTTTTACCACTAAGCCCACTTTTTGATCAATAAATTCTTCCACGCACCATCTAATTGTATTCTCAAGATTCTTTCTAATACCCCATTGCGCAGTAACGAGAAAATTAAAATCATATTCCAAATCTAAATCCAAAGGATCAGTCTCAATATCTTTAACACAATAATTTGCAGTAGTAATCGGCGTTTGACATCTAAAGTTGTGTATAGGCTCCCCCGTATTATTATCGGTGCCGCTATACACAGTATTTTGATAGGTCTCTTTAGCAAAATTAGAAACTACAATAATATGATCCATTAGTTGAGATTTTTCAATCCACATAGGGGCCACTTGTGTTGTCTCAATCCCAGCAGTAAATCCAATATTAATTGGCGCCAACTTTTCCCACTCGTTAGGAATTGTTATTTGAAGTGAGGCATCATATTGACCTTTGTGTTGAGCGTGGTGTAGCCCTTTTTTGATAAGACCATCTATCCATCGCCTTTCTTCATTATCTTCCCAAAGCCAACCGTTGTTTCCCCACCCGGTAGGAACAACATAAATATCAAAATATTCTTCATGCGCTCTCAAACACCGCAGGGCAAAACGTGATTGCTCTCCATATCCACTTCGCGATAAAACGGGCCCCCTAACTAATAATCTTTTTCTCATTTATTTTACCTCTGAAATGTTCCAAGACTTATAATTTTTTCTAGTATCCCAAGAACCAAATTTTTTGACTACGTGAGTAAGCAGTTTATCCCAACTTTCAGCATATTTCTGAAAATTATAATTTTTCAACACATGTTGGCGCCCCATGTGGCCCAACATTTCCCTCTCCTCACTCCCCATGTTATGAATTTTTTCCATAGCAGCAACAACACTCTCTTCTGAAACGCGATCTTCATAGATCCATGGAATATCTTGAGACCCAATAATTGCCCGGGATGCGGGTTCGATTCCTACGCCGAACCAATTTTCCCCATCGGTAACTTGCTCCTTGAGACCCCCTGTCATTGTAACAATAATTGGAGTTTCGGTGGCTAGAGATTCCAGAGTTGAAAGACCAAAACCTTCCGCATCCGAAATGCTCACAGTACAATCCGCCATGCCATACAATACGGCCATACTTTCAGGAGGGAGCTTGTCTCGTGAGAGCATCACCTTCTCTTTCAAATCTAAAAGTTCTATAATGGCCTCCAAGTCTTGACCATGCGGGTCTTTAGGGTCGGTGTGCATCACAAGAAGTGCTTCATCCCTTCCCACTTTGTTTAAAAAGGCATTAAACCAAAATATTAATGATCCGCTCTGCTTCCTTCTGGCATTTCTGCTGTTAAAAAGAAAAATTGTCTTATTTTCAGAATCAGGGAAGTTCCCCAATCTCTGGGCTGTGACATTTTCCGCAGGTAATTTACAAAATATATCTGTATCTACAGAGTGTGGAAGATAACTCACGTCCCCATGTTCCGGGACTACCTCGTCCACAACCCCCTTGGTTACTTTAGAGATACAAGCTATCACATCGGTAGATTCATACCATGGTCTATTATAGGTTGGGGCTGGGAAGTTGTCCCATACGTGATAATAGACCATTGGAACAAGGGGGCGAATTTCGTCTTCCATTTGCCACAGCCAGCCCCAAAATCGAGGATCTGTCATAAACCACAAGAGATTAGGTCTTTCTGCCCGAAGCAACGAACGTATTTGGTCCGGACTCCCATAACCATCAATCGGGTAGACCACAAAATCATCTCCCCATTCCTCTGTCTTCAATGGTCTATAGTCGGCATGCTTAATAGCGCCGCCTAGACAAACAAATTTGTATTTACCGGTCTGTAGCATTGCGTCGATCATGTTTTTTGTTTGGATTCCCACGCCTGAAGGGCTTAAAGGATGATCACTTAATACTAGTACTTTAATCTTTTCTTCCACATCAACCTCTTATTCATGGACAATATTGTGTTTTTTTGAATTCACAGCGATTACAAGCTAATCTATTTTTCAAAAAATTCTTTCTTGCTATATTATGCAATGCTTTTGTCAACAAGTTAAGGGCGTTTTGTGTTTTTTTTGCTCCGCTTGTCACCCTAAATATTTCTACTTTGTTTTTTTTGGCAGTTCTTTTAAGGAGGGCAAAGTGTGTCTCAATATTAGAGGGGTCTATATTGTATTTGTTCGCAAAATAATGTTTATAGAAAGTTAATTGATAAGTGGTCATGGGGTCAAATTTTCTTTTCACATCCCATCCCCATGAACAACTCTTCCAATCGATAATATGGTATTTGCCGTCTGGCGTTTTTAGTACCAGATCGATAAAGCCTTTAAACTTGTATTGGTCTTCGTACCCCTCAACATCTTCATATATCTCTTCTTCCGTTGAAAACACTTCATAATCTTGAAAATGCTCTTTCACCCCTGGCAAAATCAAAACAGACAACTCGGATCCTTGCTGCTTCATTTCGTTGATCATTTTTTGATCTACAGGAATATTCTGCTCTTTAAGCGAATTAACCTCACCGATGAATTTCAAGTCAAAATACATGCGGCATTCGTCTTCCAGTTCGGGATGCAGTAATACATTTTCACATACATCATGAATAGCAGTTCCAAAGGCCGTATATTCGTTACCTTTGAAGCCTTTTATCCCGTCAATATATGTTATCTTATGTTTAAAAGGACAATCATTCCAAATTTTTAATTCTGAAAAAGATACATGACTCACTATTCACCTCGGTCTGCTAGTTTTTCTATCTTATTATACAACACCGGGGATAGTGATTGCAAGGTATTAAAATCTTTTTTCATAAAGAAGGCTTCAAAGGCATTCGCGAAATATTCTGACAATGAGGTAGCTCCGTAAGGAGAATAGAACAATCCTCCTGTGAGGTCTCTTAAGTTCGAATAACCTATTTTCTTATACAAAAGTTCATCAAATTCGCGAGTATATTCCGGGTTAAGAAAATCAAGCAAGTTTATATCGTAACCCTCTTCCTTCAATATATAATAGAGCTTTTTCCTCTTGCCTAAAAATTCATTCTCTAAACGACCGTCTCCATAAATTTCTAATCCATTTTGGGCCTCTACAGAATGCGCTAATTCATGTATGATGTCATCAAGAAAATCTTCCAAATCGTCTTGGATATTAGAGACGTAAATTGTTCCGCCTTCAAAAAAAGCATTAATATTTCTTTGTTGGAATTCTTTAAAATCTCCAATATATATCGAATCAAGTCCATATGTCAGGTGAGAGGGAATCAACTGTTCAAATTTGTTAATGATATCTGGTACATTAATAGGGGTGACAAAGGGATCCTTGATAAAGACGTCGATATTGCCAAATAATTTCCACTCTTTTTGTTGGTCACGAGCTTTTTCGTTCGAGGACTCCAGATAAGATTGAAGATTACTCATCTTTTCCTTCTTTCTCTTTCTGTTCTTCTTCGTAAGCTAGGCGCTGACCTTCGTCTACATCTGCTAGCGCTTGCTGGTATCCCCGAATCCAATTTTCTTCAGCAATCGGCATTACAAAGTCGGGAAAGTCTTCTGCCATAACTTCCAAAACCATTTCTAATGTAACCTCATCATTTTCGGGCTTTTTCTTTTCTCCCACATAACTAACAATCATATCCTTGAGTTCTGTATCTTTTTCCACCTTCTCTTTTAAAGCGGGATTTTTTTCGATCTCTTGTTCGGTATCACCAAATTTTACTTTCATTATTATTTTCTCCTTATGCTTATATAGTAGGAAAGGGGGGATTTGAACCCCCACGCCTAATTTTGGCAACAGATTTTAAGTCTGTCGTGTCTACCACTTCCACCACTTTCCCAAAGAAACATTATATATGCTAATGGGAAAAAAGTCAAGAGTTTGAATTGATATATTATAAAACTTTTGCGGCTAAAGTGGCAACTTTGCTGCGTTCGCCCTTTTGGAGAGTGACATGGCCTGCAATTTCATAGGCTTTAAATTTTTCCACGGCATGAGTTAGGCCATTCGAGGTTTCGTCTGTATAAACATTATCAATTTGTTCGATATCCCCCGTTAGTATAATTTTAGTACCTTCTCCTACGCGAGTGATAATAGTTTTCAATTCATGAATGGTTAAATTTTGAGCCTCATCGATAATAATGAAAGCATTAGATATAGAGCGCCCTCTTATATATGTCAAAGCTTCAATTTCGATAGTGCCATCTCTTACGTACATTTCCAAAGCCGCTTTATCGTTACCCATTAAAAATCTAAGGTTGTCTTCGATGGGCGCCAACCATGGAGACATTTTTTCTTCCATGGTACCGGGTAAATATCCGATGTCTTTTCCCATGGGCTGGATAGGGCGAGAAACAATTAATCTTTTATATATTTGATCTCCGTCAACTGTTTGCTGTAAAGCAGCTGCAATTGCGCACAGAGTTTTACCAGAGCCAGCCTTCCCCACTAAAGTAACCAACTTAATATTGGGGTCCAATAAGAGATTTAAAGCATAAGATTGTTCTTTATTGCGGGGAAACACATCCCATACTCCACTTTTGTATTCATTAACTCTTTTTAAAGGCCGTTCATAGTTCATGAAGCGCGCCAATGCTGTTTTTTTCTCATTAGAATTTGAAACGAGCATCACAAATTCGTTTGGAAAAAGTTTTATCTCTTCGGGTTCAAAAAAGACGTCTTCGTTATTATAGAATCTGTCGATGATCTGATCATCGACCAAGTGAGAGGCTGTACCAGTATAAATATAGCTTAAATTTTTTACAACTTGGCCCTCGATATAATCTTGCGATAAGAGGCCAACTGCATCGCATTTAACGCGCATATTAATATCACGTGATACAACAATTACTTTTCTTTTAGGTTGAAGGTGTTTTTCTGTTAGAGCAGTCCCAATAATTTGATTATCAGGTACGGAGGGGTCAAATGCTTCCGGAAGGTGAGATGGGTCATGACCTTTAACATAGATCATACCTTTTCCTTTGGCGATTCTTACACCTTTGTTTAAATTTCCTTTTTCACGGAAAGTGTCAAGAGTTCGAATAGATTTACGTGCATTAATACCTACACCATCTTGACGTTTTTTATGATGATCTATTTCCTCTAGAACTTTAAGAGGAATTATGATATCATTATTTTCGAAAGAAGTTATAGAATCGGCATCTGTTAAGCAAACACTAGTATCTAAAACATATATTTTTTTCATTAATATTCTCTAATATTTTTTCATTCTATCATATTTTCTAGAAAAAGTCAAATTTTAATTTTCTGCAGCGTCTATCATTTTCCAATAATAGCACGGGACAATTAAAGCTTCTTCATCATTAGTAAATATATGAAGATCAAAATTACCAACAGTTTCAGCAACATTAATATTAGAATAATTATTATTTGCAGTACCCAATTGCATCGAGGGCGTTACTGCAGTCTGTGTCATACTACAACCATTAATCCAAAACAAAAACACTATCGCTATCATTAACATGGTAATTATATATTGTTTAAGCGAGTGACATTTCATTATTTTTGCGACTCCTTGAGCGCCTTGCAAGAAGGCGGTTATATTGGTGGTAATTAGCCCAATAATTTAAATAAAACCTACTTATTTAAAGAGGAGCATGCTATTGTGATAAAAAAAATACTAATTTCTTTGATATTTGTTCTGATGAGTGCTGTCACTCTATCTTGCGCTAACCATATTAACCCCTCCGTATTTCAACGGGATTCGTTTTTAAAATTAGAAAAAACGTTAAACGTTGTTGTATGTTCCGATAAGGAGAAAGAATGTAAAGAAATCAACAAATGGGGTTCAACTGCATCAGGCGCCATAATTAAAAATCGATTTGACGGTGCATATGCCCTTACTGCTGCGCATGTGTGTGACGATAACAAGATGAAAAAATTTATCAGCGCCTACTTTACGAAAAACTACCCTGAATTAACAATTCAATATGATTTAAATTTTAAAGCTAAAGCCATCGATGGCACAGAGTATGTAGTTAAAGTAGTGGCTCAAGATATTGAAAATGATATATGCATATTATGGTTAGAGGATTGTTACAAAGAAGCTATTCCAATAGCTCCAGGCGCGCCAACACCAGGAGATCGAGCTTATAACACAGCAGCACCTCTAGGTATCTTTGCAGCAGAAATGGCGCCCTTGCAAGAAGGGCTTTATAATGGAGATGTGACCAATAAGGCTTTTTATTCTCTGCCGGCGATTGGGGGGAGTTCTGGATCTCCCATAATGAATCACAAAGGGGAATTAATAGGCATGATCCATTCAGTCTACCGATCATTCAACCATTTATCGTTGTCGCCAACATATAAAGATTTATATGACTTTATTGAAAATAAAACACAGAAGGATATAGGTCTTCACATGATTGATATTTATATGAAGCAATTGGTGAAAATGAAAAAATCTCTAGAAGAATAATTATTCTTGACTTGACTCTTCAGTATCAGTCGCGTCTGCCGGCACTTCAGTTTCTTCAGCATCAGTATTTTCCGGGTTCTTCTTTTTATCGTTTGCGGCTGTGTTTTCGCCGTTGGTGTTCTCAGCCTCTTCTTCCGTAGCTGCTTCGCCGTCCACCTCTTCCGCGACTGCCTCTACAGCCTCTTCCACTTCGGCTGCAGCTTCCTCGGCTACTTCTTCCATATTTTCTGCTTCTTCTACGGTATCACCCTCGGGAGCTACTTCTTCAGCAGAATTAGCATCATCCTCGCTAGTACCAGAATCATCGTTCGAGCAGCCATTTGTCAACATAACCACACACCCGATTGCAATAACACACGTTCCAATAATATTCATAATAGACTTCATTATAATTTCTCCTTTAGAAATAAAAGAAGGTCAATTTAGTGACCTTAAAAACAACATACGTATTATATGTCGTATAGGTAGTATTGTAAAGAGAAAAAAGCTTTATTTAAGATATAAAATATTTATGGCTTTGTGAGATCCGGACATGTATCGCAGTCGTCTGTTCTAATGATTTTGGGACGCTTAAGATCTTTAAGATATTTTTTAGGATCCCCGAAATCTATATTCCCAGATCTAGTCCATGGATTTTTAGCTGGCCCCGTGACCCGAAAATTAACTTTGGATATTAACCTTTTAATGGGAGAATCGTTCTTTTCACAGCCCGGGCATTTTTCTATTGTCTCCAGAGTATTAGCGTTAACACTATGATAGATACTAAATATTTCTTCACATTCGCAGCATTGATATTCATAGTAAGGCACTTTTTTATCCTCTTTTCCAAATTAACAGCCCAAGTCGATTATAGACTTTTTTTAAGCTTTCTTTCACTCTAGAAAGGTGTAATTGCTCATCATCAAATAATTTTACTTTCCTTTGTTGAATATGGCGGCAAAATTGTTTTACCAATTCGTTCCCCGTCTCATAGTCCATATCCTTACAGCGGTATTTACGATATAAAACGGGTTTTTCGTCTATAAAGAGCGTGACAGTTGCAATTTGGTAGGTGGGGTCGAGAATCTTAATTAAGTAATTATTTGGTTCGCAAATGTAGTCTACTACTTTACTTTTCATACGATGATTTCATCTACCAAGCCATACTTCAAACAAGTCTTAGCATCGAACCATAAATCGCGTTTTAAGATTTGATCCAATTTGCTTTTTGGAACAGTCGTATGGTTCTCATAAATCTTTTTTATTGTATTCATGAGAACTTCACTATTTTTCATGTCATCTTTTAATTCTTCGTACTTGCCCCACATACCTGATGAAAGTTGGTGAATGAGCATAAAAGAGTGTTCATGAATTTTTCTCTCCTCTGCCACAACGCTCATGAGAGTGGCTGCGCTAGCGGCACAACCATCAACGATACTACAAACAGGCACTTTGGATCTTTTTATATAATCCACCGCCGCTAGGCCCGCAAAAACACTCCCGCCATAACTATTGATATGTAGAAAGATAGAACGATCCCGCTCTCCAGTATCGTAACTTAATGCAGCTGTTTGAAGATTAACGTTTAAATTTCTGATATACTTGTTTAAGGTGAGGATTTTGGATCTTTTGACTTCTGAATAAAAATATATTCTATTGTGAGATGCCTCGACCTTGTTGTCTTCATCTGAATCCGAGGCTTCAAAATCATCTTTGATTTTCCACTCTAAATCTTTCATTTATCCTTCTTTTTGGTTTTCTTCTTTTCTTTCGGCTTATCATATTTAGGGTTTAAACGGGCTTTTACCATAAATTTACTTCCGCCCGGGCCACACCTTTTGACTTTAGCTTGGACTTGATCGTTGGGAGTATTGCCCCCTAACAACCCATTTCTTTTTTTATCTGCTTTTTCAAAAGTTTCAAAAAAACCTATTGTTTTCCATGGAAAGGATTTTGGTTTATCTTCTTCGGCCATTATTTCTCCTATTTATTGGGGGGTACCCAACGATTGTCATTACTTAAAAATTTCCTAAGTTCTTCTAGTCTTTTTTGAGGAGCATCCAAACCTCCTACAATAGTATATGCAACCAGCTTCTCCTTGTTGGGATCTTCATATATTCCTCTATGAATAATAGCGCCCCCCGTAATAGCCGCCAAGGTGTCAAAACCATATTCAATAGAATCCATAAGACCGGCAACCTCTTCATACAATTTACTTCCCCCAACAACAATGCTGGCCGCGCCTTCTGCTGTTGTTAAATCAAATCCGCTAGCCAATAATGTTTTTTCCAAATTCTTTTTAAGAGCCGAGGATACAGATGTTTCATTCTCAACATTCTTAACAGTCGTAACGCCAAAAATCATACAGCCTTTTGTTTTCATGATCGAGTCATAATCGGCAGGATCAAATGTGGTGTAATCGGAATCTTTTGTGGCGAGAACGTTAAATACATGAAACAACCCAGCAATTGTGTTATTTAATGTTGGCCAAAATTGTTTTACTGTCAGTTTAGGATAAAGCTTTTTAATTTTATCGTTGTCTATCAAAATAAGCGGCGCAAAATCACCATTAGCTGCACTGGCACATAAATTCTGTAATCGATTATAGGCATTATTAGCGACAATGGGGGAAGCACACTCTCCTGCAGTCGGTAAAGACGCAATAACGCCAACACGCTCAGAAGCGTTTTCTTTTCCAACATATGTGAAATATCTTTTTGCGACGTCAACAAGAGGCGAAACGCTTCCGCCTCCTGTGCCCCCTGCCGCTCCCACACAAATCAGAATGCGATCAATTTTCTCTCCAAAAATTTCACGCAGTTTGTTAAAAACTTCTTGACTTTTCCCCTCAAAGGCTTCCCGGGACTTTTCTTGATTTTTGCCGGCACCTTGTTGTCCAAAACAATCTAAATGAAATTTATGTCCATCAGGTAAATCTAATAAAGAAAGGTCACTCTCTGCAGTGTTAAAAGCAACTGCTTTTTTATAACCAAGATCATAAAAAGATTTTGCAATTCTGCCACCAGCTTGTCCCGATCCTATAATCGCATAAGTTAAAGCACCGCCAGACTCATCTTCAATCTCATCAACTTGTTGGGCTTCGACCTCATCTGGATCAAAATCCTCAATATCTAAAGTTGGAATATTTAAGTCAACCATAATTTTCTCCTAAAAAGTACATTTTATTATAACACTAGTAAAATAATAAATTAAGACGCAATTCATAATATTCTAATTAGCTCCTTCCAATTCTTTTCTTTCTTGCTCGGGTACTTTAGTCGCCGTAACTGGTTCAAACCAATTAACAATATCCATATTGGGTATTGAGTAGAAAGTACCGGGATATTTTTCTTTTATTGTGTTTAAGAGATCGTCAAATTCAATCCCTTTTCTTAATCCATAGGTGGGGTGACGCACTTGCTCTATATAGCTTTCTGGATCTCTTTTCAAATTATAGAGGCTTGTTAACGGCACTTCTACTTTATAAAGAACTCTACCTTGTGAAACAAATGGTTCTCTTTGGTCGAGGTTTAAATAAAAAAAAGTTCTGGGGACGGTTGATGTTTCTTTTTCTCTCCGTGAAAAGGCAGATCCGCCAAAGCGAGAAGGGTCTATGGTGAGCGATTCAGCATCGACAGGAGCATAATGATATAAAGTTACTGTAGAACCATCACCATAATTTTCGATGTCTTCTTCTTTTAGAAACTCTTTGAATGATTCAAATAGGAGTTTCATTAAAACTTTCCCATACTCATTCTTATTAATCCTTCTCTAAAATATTCTTTTGTAGAACGAGCTTCGGGGTCAAAACGACCCGTAATATATTCTACAGCCTTTTCAGTTGAAAACTCTGGGTCCATATAAAGCATAATCGAATCATATAAGTTATTAAACTTACCAGACGCCATTTGAATGACACTGTTCATTACGTAATATGTTTTAAGATCTTCAAACTGTGGATCTTCATAAGGCTTCATTTCTTTTTCTTTTTCTATCTTTGGACCTTTCGGACCTTTTGGTTTCTCTATTTTTTCAGGCGCCGCAACATAACCAAATGCTGTGCCTTTTTTTCCACTAGCAGTAATGCTTCTAGCACCTTTCGCAACCACTTTCCCCTTTTCGTCTCTTATCCCCAAGAGATATTGTGCAGCTGCTTCGTAACCCTCATTGTCTATCTTATGTATGGTTGATCCCAACCAATCCTTTTCTTTTAATTTTTCTAACATTTCCAAGTTATTATTAAACGTTTCAACGTTTATAATTGATTGTCTAATCTGATCAAAAGCAAATTGGGTTGTAACACCCAAACCAGCTTCCCCGGTTTGTCGAATTTGGGATGCAACCCAAACAAGCGCCTGTAGTTCCTGTGGTAATAAATTAAGGTTTTTGGCCTCTTTTGCAACCATTCTAGCCATATAACGATAAGAAACGACGTTAGACATCAATTTACCTTTAATGGCTTCCCACTCTTTTGCCGTGGAGGCTCTTCTTATATCTGGGTAGAATGCATCAATCATCCAAGTATCTATTGTAGAATTCCACTCATATTCTTCATCATAAATTATTTCTCCGTCATCGCCTCTTTTACCAGCTAAATTTGGAGCGATGAGATTGAGAGCAAAATTTGGCACTTTATGCGCACCAGTATATCCTCTAGGTTCTCCCGGCTGTCTTTTTTCTGACCCTGGAAACGTTTCCAAATATTCTTTTAGTCTTTCTGGGTTTTCTTCCGCATCATCTTTTACAGCCCGGTACATAAAAACAGCTTCTTCTAGATTCAAAGCAAACTTTGCACGAGGAGAGTAGGTGGCAACCATCAACCCTAACAAAGTAGCGTCTCTATCACTTTCCGTTTCTTGATCAAGCATAGAACGAATATTGTGATACCAATTCTTGGCCTCTTCGTAAAGACCTTCAGTTTCCTGCGTACTTTCCACAAGTTGTTTGAAATCTGCTAATACTTTTTCCGGCACCCTTATAACATAGCCACCTTCTTCGAACTCTTCGGCAGACATTCTACCCAGACCCTTTTCCAAACCTCTTGCAGCCTTTGGACCACGATCAGCTAATTCACCTTCGGCGCCATAATATTTTTGTCTAAGATCTAAAACTTTCGGATCAGTTTGTGCAGTTTGATATGGTGTGAGACCTAAATCATCTTCTTCCGCTTGTTCTGCAACCATTTGCAATGGTTCTTCTGTTTCTTCCTTATTAACTATAGGATCTTCTGTAGTGAGATAAACAGAATCGCCAGTTACACCCAATGGTTCTAAAAGCATCCTCAAGGGGTCAAATATATCAGCGTTTAAAGCCTGATCGGCTAACATAGCTATGGCGCTATTAAGTTGTTTAAATTGACTTTCACTGAAAAAGAATTCTTTTTCACCAGTATTCTGACGAGATGTAATATCAACTACGTCTTCTTTTATAAACTTTCGCCAATTTTCAAATAGGAGTTTCATTTTTTAAAACTCTTTTGGCAATTGATCTAATAGACATGCGAGCATTT